CTGTAAGATTAATCTTACAGATACTCTAACTTTATTAGTTTTCGCAACCACTACAAACGATACCGCCTTTACCTGTAATAGCACTATCGTTCTTTTTAGCCTTAGATCTAAAATAGTATAATGTTTTTAACCCTTTACTGTGCGCTCTTATTATTAACTTAATAATATCCATAGCAGATACAGGTCTACCAGTTTCCATATAGTCAGTAGCATCTATATATAGACTTTGTGAAATAGACATATCTACAAATTTTTGTCTTACAGCGTTAGTATCTATAAGAACTTTTTGATCTATTTCAAAAGCGTTTTTATAATACGCGATATTATCAATATTAAGATTAGGAGCCATAACTTTATAGTTGCCTAGTTTAGAAATCTCAACAGTTTCTTTAGCGTAAATAGGTTCGCAACTAGCAACACTACCAGCGAATAAACTAGTACTAGTGTTAGGTGCAATAGCCATACGATAAGCATTACGGATACCAGGCACAGCTTCGCATGATCCTCTTTCTTTAGCTAGTTCTATAGAAGTTTCTTTAAGAGTATTAGAAATAGTTCCGTATAACTCTTTAATAACTTCTATATGTTCTGGAGAACCATAATGAATTTGTCTAGTTGCAATATACTCAGCTTCGCCTATGGTGCCGCAACCAAAACTTCTCATGGCTTTCTGCGTTTTCTCGGCTCGTTCAGAATGATACTCAGTTACGTCAATTACATCATCTAGGAACCTAGCTGCTAATTTAGAAGTATTAGCTAAATCCTCTATAGACTCTACTCTACTTAAGTTAATAGAACCAAGGTTACAAACAGCTGTTCGATTTTCATCTGTAGGCATTGTTATCTCTACACAGTTACCTGTTAAAATACCGTTAAACATTAATCTATGTCTAGTTGGTTCATTACCACAATACGTAGCTTCTACGACGCCATTATCTTCAATAGCAGATACTCTAATACTATCGTAAACATTACCTTCGTTATCGTAATATTTATAAATTTTAGTATTAGGCTGTAAATCTACTGTTCTAACTTCAACTTCATTACCATCTATATCTATATACCACTTATGATATTCAGTAGCGTTAATAACAGAACCATTAGTTAGTTTAACAGTTAAAAGTTTTGAGCTATCTGATGTTTTAGCTAATGTAGTTAACGACCATTTATTACCATTCCAGCATTCTGTTTCGGTTATACCAGAATCTACTAATTCTTTTATTGGTTTATTACCATAATCTTTAGTTAGAATAAGAGTGTCTCCAGATACGCATAAATTGCTACTTCTTATTATACCTAAATGTTTATGTTCATGTGCTCTATTTACAGTATCTTTAAAGAACCAAAATAGTTTACCTTCAGTTACCCAGTTATACATCATTTTACTAACTAGATCTGCTATTTCTATTTGTTTAGTATTAGGATTAAATTTCCTTTTGCCGTTTAAGAAATCATCCTCTGCTTGAAGATAATGTTTCTCAAATTCTTCTCCCCAAGTTTCTGAAAGTTCAGGAACATCTTTAGGATCAAATAGAGTCCATTTAGAGTTTTCTTTAATTCTTTTAATAAATAAGTCAGATGCTGAAACAGCATAGAATAAATCTTGACCTCTTCTTCTCTCTTCGCCACTTCTTTTACACATATCTAAGAAATCTGGGAAATCAATGCACCATGATTCCATATATATAGCGAAGGCTCCAGCGCGTTTCACTTACATTCTACTTAGTTCGTTATTCTAAGTACGCTTATTTATAAGCTGCTTATACTTTCGTATAAGGTTAGACTATCTCACTATCCTAACTTAATAGGATACACCCCATTTCCCTTTAAACCTACTGGTACCACTTGGCGGTAGACCTATATGTTCTAATATAGGATTTACTAGTCGTTGAAGATTCCAAAATATCTTTTATTTTATATGTTTCCAAATTTTATTATGTCTTATCATGCTTACTATTGTTGGTCCAACTGGAAATAGTTCTGCAATTTGCTTATTTGTGTTTGTTTCGCATAAGTCTTTAATTTGTTTAGCTTCTTCTTCAGTTAGTTTTGCTCTATGGTTTTTACTACCAGTCATTGCTAAACTTATCTTTTTATCAGATTCTACTCTAAGACCAATTCTCACAGCATGGATTGCGTTTTCTTTATTAGTAACCCATTCTAAGTTACTCACATCGTTATTTTGTTTATTACCGTCTATATGGTTAACTTGTGGTTTATTTTCTGGATTAGGAATAAAAGTTTCCGCAACAATCCGATGTATTGTTTTTGTTTTCTTATTTTCTAAACAAACATGTGGATATCCCTTGTGATTTAAACTAGATTTGATCGCCTCGCGTCTGCGTATGTGTATTACTGTTCCGTTATTGGATACAGCATGAGGTTTAGAATATTCTAATTGTTTAAATCCCATAGGTATATTTTTCTCGTATATATTATATACTTTATGCTTTATCTTTTTAGCTTGGTCGCGTGATAGCCCATATGTTTCCTTTAAATAATCGTACGACATATGAATATCTCTAATAAAGTCTTGTTCTTTACCAGCAATTCGTTTACTTAACGTAATATCATTTGGAATATTTTCGAATAAAATATTATTTTGGCTTTCCTGCTGATTACCCATTTCTTGTCCTTATTGATTAATTTCAAGATATTTAGGGTTTTCCAGCAATTAAAGGTGTTTTCTATAGTTAGTTACCTAACTAAGCGGCAAACTCTCTACCGTTTTGATCCACTGCTAATGCTATATCATTTAGGATTTTAATAAAAGGAATTGCACCGCCTGCAGCATTTATTCTATGTCCAATTGTGCTACCTAATGAACGTAGGCGTGTTACGTCAACACCCCAACCACCCATATTAACCTATTAGTTTCCTAATAAGACAGACTATATCTTTATTTATACTTTTATAAATATTCTGTATTTCCAGTCTAAAACTGTATGCCTATATGTTCTAATATAGGTCTTACTAGTCGTTGAACGTTCTTCCTATGGAAGCTTCGCTGCTGATTATCCAATACTTAGAATTGTCACACTTTGGTATCTAAGTCTCTAAGGAGTTTCCAGCAATTAACAGAATTTATAGTTGGCAGTGATGTTTACCAACTTTTGAACCCATAGCCACTTCTTTATAACTATCGAAAATAGAATCTGATGTATCTGCTATTGAAGTTAAGAAACAACTAGCAGTACTACCCTTTTGTACTCTACCATTCGATTGTATTGGAGTAGCTGGTATGAATTTAAGATCGGATATAACTTTATAAAATTGTGTTGCCCAATATACTTTATCTGTTTCGTGTTGTGCGACAAACATAGATATACCCATAATCATATGCTGTGGTAATTCTATTAGCTCGCCTAAGTCTATAAGAAGATAGCGATCTTTTAAGACACGATAACCTGGGTAATTAAATAATAAATCTTTATTACCATCAATTACGTTGTTTAGTTCTTCAATTTCTTCTTTAGTATATTTATTTACAAAATCTGATAAAATATTTTTAGCTCTATCTAGATACATTTGTAATGTTACATGTTTATAAACATCACCACTTTCTTTAACTTTATAAGTTTCTTTAATAGTATGGTAAATATCGTAAAAGCCCAATCTCGCAGCTACGAATCCCCAGTTTGGTTTATCTAAAGAGATTTTATTATGCGCAGTATTAATAAGAGCTTTCTGTATATCAGATGTATGTATTCCATCTGTGAATAATATGCTTGCTGATAACTCTAGTTCTTCATAACTAGTTCCTTCTAACCCTTCGCAAGCAGGTACTGTTTGTTTTCGAATATTAGCTATATCTAGCTCTTCTAACCTACCGTCTCTTTTCGTTACTTTCATAACGCACACTCCTTATTTTTTAATATAGATTTTTGATTTCTAAACTATTACACCTTATGATATAAATCGTTTTTTCTTAAGGTGGATCAGCAAAAGAAAGAAATAAAAAAGAGACTACTAAGAGTACTGAAAAGTACTCTTAATAGTTGTTATTTTGCATATTTTTCTATATACATAAGTAAGCCATACACTCTTTTATAGGTAATGGATATCTTTGTTTCGATTTAGAAGTATCTAGAATCTCATTATAGAACATTGTTGCTATTTCATATTTGGCTTTCTTTAGTTGTTCTTTAAGTATTTCGTCTATATAACGATTAATATTACTCGTTATAACTTTACTTCTAGCAATTACTATATCAGTTGGTAGTAAACTAGTTTCAGTATCCGAACTTAAAACTTGATAAGCATTTAGTTTATTATAAAGATCATTATAGAACTGAACCTGTTTACTAGTGTTTAGGTTAAATACCTCTACTATATCAAGTTGTGTTTTAACATCGCTATAGACTATACGAAGTATTTCAACTAGTAATTCTTTACGTACCTTGTTAACTATGTTAAGGCTACGTAAGAATAAGTTATAACTATCAATATTAGATATTCCAGGTATCTCTTTATAACATATAGTATAAAGTTTACGTTCAAATTGAAAGTTAAGTTTAACATCAGTGTTATCCACATTAACAACTATAATGCCGTTATACTTACCAAAGAAGTATAGTAATGGATCTTTTAATAGATTATCGAACATACTGTCAAATGCTAGTCTAAACTCCGCTTTAACTTTATTAAATGTTAATAGCGATTCTACCATAGCTTGAGTAGTTAATGGTTCTCTAACAGTAGCTATCGCTATTCTTAAGGCTTTATTAACTTCAGTAACTTTCTTTACTTCGTCTTCATTAAGCGGAGCTTTATGCCCGCTTATGATATCCTGAAACCTTTTTATGTTATTTTCCACATCTTCCATTAACTTACTCATTTGCTTCCTTTAGTAATTTATTTAGTCTGTCTGTTAAAACCCTAACTTCTTCTTCCTCGTGTAAGATATTTTCTATCATACGTTTGAAAACTGTTAAGATCTCTTCTAGGTCTTTATTTAATTCTTCTTCTACGAAGTTATTAAAAATAACCACGGTTTTACTAAACGTAGATATAATATCATCATTTACCATAGGGCAAGTTAATAACTTACTATTTAACAAAATACCTTCGATACTACGATAAAGACGCAAAATACCGAGTTCATATTTTGGCATAGCATCTTCTATAGTAAATATATTTTTACCTACTTGTTTTTCTGCTTCTTCTGCAGCACTTACGAACCCTTTATTCGCTTTTATAGCTAACGCTCTAAATAGCTGTATCAGATAGTCTCGAACAGTTTTATAGTTTTCATTACCTCGGCTTTTGCGTATTAGGGTCGAATCGTACAAAGCATGGTAAATAAACAATGTGTACGCAGTATGAGAATCCATTAACTCTTCTGCAGCATAAGGTAATGCTGTATCTATACCGCCATATTTAATATAGTCTAATTGGCCATAACCTCCGAATAAAAACTCCATAGGATTTTCGAAAAAGTCTTCTCTTATTTTCTCTATCATTTCTAAAGAAGCATAAGGAATTTGTATTTCTTCAGGAGGATTGAGTTTCACTTGTTCTTCGGTATATGCATCTTTATAGATACGTAAGACAACATCGAAGCTAGGTAGGTTAGTTATAGTATGGGTTCTATATTCGAATCCCTTACCTATCTGTGTTGTAAAACGTTTAGGTATTATACCAGTATCGGTTAAAGCTTCTCTAAGTTCTTCTTTAGAGAATTTACCATTTACTTCGTTTTTGATCATCTCTGCTAAAGTAATAGGTTTAAATCCTAATTCTGTAAAATACATAATATCTACAGCTGTAAATAAACCGAGATTCTCTCTACCGTCTATTAGGTAATCTTCTAGGTAATCTCTAAACCTACTCATAAGCTTAGCAAATTTCTTACCTACGTATTGGCCTTTAAGATTTAAAGTTACATTTATATTTTCCATAAGTTATTCTCCTTCTATTTTATTAGATCTAGTAGTTGGTATAAGATAACTATCGCCTCTAGTATCTATTATTAACGTATAAGTAAATGAATCTATATCTTGTTTCAGTATTTTACATCTAACGCCATTGAACAAATAGTAGATTTCTTCGTTACCTACTTTGATTGGTTTACCTATAATCTTATAAACATCTTCTATAACCTTAGGCATACAAAGATAGGTATAGAAAACAGAAGCTAAATTATAAACAAATTTATCTATTAGTTTATAATCATCACTGCTTAAGACTCTAGAAACCGTTTTCTCCATAGGGACGTCATTACTAATGTCTATAGAAATTTCTCTACCTAAAGCGAATATTTCGTTTCTTATTTGTAGTATATGATCATAGCTATAACGACCTTCTACTACTTTAGTTTTTAGTATTTCCATGGTCTTTTTCCTTTCCTTTTTCTAGCATATCCATTTGTTCTTTATGTATCATATCTAATACGCTTTTAGATTCTGCTAATCTATCTAAAGCGGCTTCGATCTCTTTCTCAGCTTTTAATAGCTCTTCTTTATTTCTAACATAACCTAAATATACAATATTATACCAAATGTTTAAAATAGTAATTGCTGTTATAAAGAATGCTGACCACTTAATGTAAATAAAAGCGGTAGGAGTAAGTTGAGCAGCAGATTCAAATCCCGCTACAAAGCATAAACAACATAACGTACTAATACCTAGAACATACGTAATTCTAACGTCTTCTAAACAACTTTTGATTGCTTTTTTCATTTTAGTTCTCCTTTTAATACTTTCTCTATTAGACTATCATAACCTTCGCCTGTTTTACTAGCTTCGTAAAGTTCAAAAAGGCTTCTGGTATTAGTTTTATCTGTTAAGATATTCCAAATGTTATTCTTAAGATCTTTAAGATGATCAATGTCAAATACTTTATAACGATCTACTTGATTCAGAATGTTAATAATAGCTAAAGCATCTGCTTCTGAAATATATACATTCGTGTTAGCAGATGGACTAGCTTGGTTACAAACATCCGCAATAAGTCTAACATAAATACGTCTTAAAGCTGAAGCTAAACTAACTAATGTAGTCATAGGTTGGAAACCTTGAGTAGTGTGAACACCTATAAGTTCTTTAGCTTTCTCTTCTATTAAGAAACCTTTATCGTTTCTACCTAGAAGCCTATTAGCTGTTAGAACGGTAGTGTCGCCTTGTTTGCCTATAGGCCATACCCAATCCACTAAACGGTTATAAGCTTCTTCGGTAGCAAATACAGAGTTAGTATTGAATATCTTGTATTCAGTAGTTGCATGTTTTGGGTTAACAGACTGAGACTGTTTGAGCGTATGGGATTTAGAATCTATATTTCTAGATCCGCCTTTTGGTTTAAACTGCGTATTTTGGTACATAGGTACCTCCTTGTAAATGAATTGAACCTTTATTTATAGATACTGGTTCTATATAAAGAATATATACCTAATAAAAAATAAAGTATCTACAGATCGAGAATATTCTCGATCTGTAGATACAAATTAAAATATTATTGGCCATACTCATCACTAGTCATTCCTCTAGAACCGAGATTACCTCTAAGTTCTGGGGAAGGCGGATTAGCTTGTCCGTTTGTTCTTTCTATTGGATAAAACTTGCCTTGATCTTCAGGATGTTGGGTTATGGCTCCGGTATTTGGGTCAACACGAAATGCAGTATATTGTTCTTTAATCTCTCTGAAAGCTCTAATACCAAAATCTATGGTTGTTCTAACTAGAATCATATCGTATGGTTCAGGTTTCATAACTATATTGTTATCTAACTGTGGAAATACTGTATTAGTTTTAAAAGTAAAGTAAGCTACAGTACCTTTACATTGGAATTGATAGCCGCAAGTGTCTTCCCGTAATAACTTATCTATAGGTCTAAACTCGTTTAACACTCCTTCTGATAAAGGTATGTTAGGCAATTCTACAAACGAACTATTTATAGAGCCTTTTCGATAATAAACTCTTGGTACTCTGTGCTTACTTAAACTTGCGCCTCTTTTTTGGTCTAGTAAAATAGTAGATACGTTATTATAAGCCATATTACTCAAATTGATATTATACAAAGTAATGTCATTCGAACTATGACTCTTAAGTTTAAAGTTTGGTCCAAAGTACTTATTAAACTTATATATCTTAACAGCAAGTACTAATTGGTCGGTGCTTGGTAATGGCAATTTACCTTTATATACTTCTAATTCCATAGTGTCAGGAGTTAGAACTTGTATATTTGCTAAGCAAAGTTTATATATGTTAGCAGTGTGTTTAAGATAAACATTATTAGTTCCGTCTTTAAACTTAAACTCTGTTACCATATATTCTTCTGCACTATAACCAGCTTTTTTAGGTTCTAATACGTGTAACAACTGAACACTTGCTCCATTTCTAGATACATAGTTCATAGCTATCTTGTTAGTGTTATTGAGTGTTACTAAAAAGTTAGCCATTGGGTCACTCCCTTGGTTAGAATTATAAACACTATTACGCTTAGAAGCTGTCATTGCTATGTATGGCATAGCAGTCGATGTGGCAGGATAATGTGCCCATTTGAAATCAGTTTTACCAACTTCGTCTAACTCATTAGGTGTGAATGGTGCAGGCGTTACAGTTCTAAACCAGTTACTAGGAACAGTTTTTAAGTTAGTTAAACGTCTAGCACTATCTTCGGTACCTGTAAATATAAAGTTACCACAGTCATAAGTAGTTTTCATTTCGGCTAGCTGCGTGTTATTAACCATAGCTCCGTTCATCATGAACTGCCCAACTATCTGATTTGCGGGTTTACCAGTTTTAGCTTGTAGTTCTTCTAAATTTCCGCTAAGTAATAATGGAAAAATAGGTAAATCGGTTGCATAAGCTAAAGGCTGATCATTCCATTCATAACTACAGTTATGTTTATACCACATTGGATAAACATCGGTAGCCTCATGTCCATAAAGATGACTACTTAGTTTATTTATGTTATGTGCTATCGCTAGAGTGTTTGTTAGCGCAATACTATCCGCTGCTGTGTATTTAGCAGGGTTATTATCTACTTTTCGCATTAATGTACTAAAGTCACCTTGTAGTTCTTCTAAGAAAGGAGCAGTATATTTAAACGCTTTAGATACTAGCCCTAGATTATCAAGATATTTATAATCTATAGTTTTTCCATTATCTAATGTTTTAGATTCACCTTGAACGTCTCCATCTATAGTTACCGCATATTTAAATATTACACCATATTTACTATTGGCTAAATAAAAACCATTTATACATCTAGTTAAAACACTGCCGTCTTTCATCACTATAGTTAACACTAACTCAACACCACCATATTTATCTTCGATACCAGTCATACCGCTTAGCATGTTTGTTAAGTTTAGGTCTTTAATACCTTTACTAGTATCTATATACCCGTTATATATTCGCTTATAAACAGAGTATAACACGTTATTCTTGTTATTCGGCAATGCGGTTATATCGCTGGCTTCTATCTTACGGATATGAACTAACGTATCGGCTGTTAACGGATCATGATTCGGTACAGCTACATCAAACTCTTCGAAATGATCATAGTTACCTGTTACAGAGCCTATCTTAGCTAAGGTAGTTCCTACTGATCGCTCTAATACCCATTTCTCACGTTCTTTAAGACCAGATTCTACTTTATCAGCTGGAATGTCATCTGTAAACATAATAAAAGATGTACTAATGTAATCTATCTTATCTTTACTGTAATCGTTGTTAAATTGTAACCCCAATACCTGCTCAGTAACTTTAAATTCATCTGGTCCATTTTCATCGCTTAGGAATATATAACCATGGAAAGTAACGTTTAATCCTGTTTTAGGTAGTGGGCCACCTTCGCCGCCACCTGGAGGCGGAGTAGTCGGTTTAGTACCAGGTGCGTAAATAACACTACCATCTGGATTAACAGTATGAACAAATGATTTCGCTTTATTAGATAATAAAGGTGCATTTGCATTTGCTTCAAATTTAAAGACTGTATTTTGGTCTTCTTCGTGATAAGTTATTTCGCCATTCGCTCTATTTACTCTATAGTAAACTATATCGTAAAAGTTCAAGTACGCGTACCAAAACATAACAGCAACCATGTCATAAGGCATCGTCTTATAGAACGTACTAGCTACTTTATTATTCCTAGGGAACAAAACATGCATATACGTAGATCGCTTAGCACAATTATATCCACCTTCATTAACTGTTACGTAGCCATATTCAGTATTCATATACAATGGATGTAGATTATAAGGTGGTTTCTTATAAGGTTGCATGCTTATCCACTGTGAATTTTCTACACCATATCTATAATATACAGCTAAAGGTTGTATATTAGGATAGTAAGATCTATTAGCAGCACCTGCATTAACTAATGGGGACTTAAAGGTATCTATACCTCTTGTCAATGGCTCTACTAAAGCAAATACATCTGATCCATATAATGCTTTATCTGCATATGGTGTAAATTTATGCATATATAAAGTTTTAACTACATTTTTGGTATCAGGTGGTAACTCGTCTTTTACACTCGCTGCTAATGCAGCTGGTTTATTGTCCATTGGTCCCCATATTAGATGTTCAGCCTTTATCCCACTTTGTTGGTTAACAACTGCTTCTTTAGTCCAATCTGGTATAACTTTCTTATAAGTATCTATTTTACCATCTCTAAACTCTATAGTAAATGTTATTTCTTCTCCAATAGATAACCCCTTTCCAACTTGTGGTAGTTTATCACCTTTAGTAAATAGTTTCTTAAAGACTTCTGTTAGTTTATCTACATATATACCCATCCATCCATTAGGGGATACTGGATTATTAGATAATGCCCAACTTTTGATATGCGGTAATTCTGGTGTTGATGCTGCACCATTACTAACCCATTGATACATTTCTACTTTAGCCGTTTCTAAATTTAACTTATCATATGTGTCTTTATAGTAAACAACTTTTTGTCTATCTGCTATCGATTGCAAATTAGTATTATCTATCCATCTATTAGAGTCGGTAATGTCTTTTATATTAAACAAAGACGCTGTAGTAGGATTGGTATTAAGAGTAGTTACTAAATACGGAGCTGGCGATAGCACACCAATACTAAGATCTTTAGCATTATTCGAAGTAGCAAAGTATTGTGTTTTATATCTATCATTACCACTTGTATTAATACCAGATATACTAGTAATCCTTCTGCTTACTTTTATAGTCTTAATAAGGCCTCTGTTAACAACATAAGTTCCTTTTTTAGGATTATCTTTATTACTATGTAAAAGTAGTGTTGGTAAATATGGAAACGCTAATTCTTGCTGATGCCAGTTATAAGTTGTATTCTGTAAAAGACCATTAACTAGATCTGTTAAACTGTTAAAAGTTGTGTCTCTATGAGGAACAATACCAGCTTCACTACTTTTGAACGCATTAGTAAATGGATAAAAGAAATGAAAACTTAAAAAGTCTCCTAATGGATAGTTAACAATGCCAACTGGTTCTAATATCGTATTGTAGCTATTAGGCACAATTTCTACTTTTGGTTTAGGAGGTATGACTATATCTTTAGATTTATCGTAAGCTACGAAAACTTTCTCGCAATAACAATAATCTTTAAAATAACTATTATGGAATGGTCTAAACCAGACCTTAGCTTTATAAAGTTTATTATGTTCCAACTGTACAGAATTATTAGTAGCTTTAATAGCGCCTAAAAGAGTGTTACTATTTATAATGCCACCTCTAAAAGAAGCTTCAAAATTAGGAACTAATGTTTCTGTTTTATCATCGTTAATCTTATAGAGTTTAAGTACTAAACCTACTTCAGGATTAGTAGGATGGAAAGCTAAATTATCTTTAGGGTTCTTAAAGGCTATAGGATTATTATTCTCTTTAGCGTATAGCCAAGAAGCATCTAGTAATAACCCAAATCCGGCTCCGTTATAATTAACGTATTCTAATGTTGGTGTTCCATATGGAGAATTCCTCTTAACACCATTTTCTATAGATACTATAGGATAATGATCGCTATTAACTTTACTTAAACCAATATCGCCATTTAGATATTCTGTAGTGGTCATACCAAAACAGTTTGATTTCCTACTATCGGTATTAAACGGTAATGGTATACTATTAATATACGTTTTCTCAATATGTATAGTTTTAGATTTAAGATCATTATCAGTACCATACGAACTAGGAATATCATTAACAGTATAAGTTGTATCTAAAGCATAATTAGCTCCTGGTCTAATAGTGTATTTTAGGCTAGCCTCGTTCATTTCGTCCGCTGAATGTACTAAATATCTAATATATAAATACCAGTTACTATCTTCTTGCTTAATCGTTAATGTTAAACAATCTGGGTCCATATCTTTTAAAGCTTTATAAGTATCATAGCTAAGTATTTTACTAAATAAATTGCTAGGAACTGGATTATTAACGTCTACTCCAGAATCCAACGGAAATTCTCTTGTGTTAATATGTGCATAGTCATTACTTTGTTTGCTAACATCTATAGTAAAGAACGAACCAACAGAGTTTACAGCATTAGTACCTGCTTCTCTAACTCTTGTTGTTGTGTTAAAGTAAAGTCTACTTATTGGATACTTAATAGCAATATGATTTTGTAAATCGGTTGTTACAGTATTACATAATGTTTTTATTTGGCTAGGTGAAATAACCGTACCAGAAGCTACTGTAGTTGGTCTAATACGTATTCTAAATGTATTAGCGAATCTCCAGTTTACATTATCTATAGTTTCTGTACTAACATATTCTATCGGATAAAACTTTTCTGGTGTTATCTTATTATAGAATGTAGTTCTACCCACTTCACTTTCTGTACCTTCGATAGATATGATTTTAGCTTCTACTGTATATGTATTATCGAAGACATAATTCGATAAAGCAAGTTTACTGTTAATTATAGTTTCTTTCTTATCAGTTGGAGTAATATAATTATATAGAACATTACCATTCGGATGTTTTACAACCCAATGAGTTTTATCGTGTACAGGGTTATCCACACCTGAAATAACGATTTCGTTTAGTATCTTAAATTTAATTTCCGATGGATTACCATTTGCATCATACTGTGTAATCTTAGCTTCTAGTTCTGGTTTAGTAATCTGAACTGGTGTTTTTGCGGGTGCCGTATAAATAGCTACGTTAGTTGGGCCAGTTTCTCCTAATGCATTTTTAAATGTTACCTCAACACGATAGGTTTTACCGTATTCAACTTGTCTATTAGCAGGGTTAGTACTATTGTATACTGTTGTATACGAGAGACCATCTTCTTGGTATTGTGGGCCATTTAAAACTACAGTCCCTCCGACCACAAAAGCATTAGTTTCTTGGCTATAAACCATATACTTAGCTTCTTTAAGATAGTTAGTATTATCTATAGGTTTATTATATCTATAAGCATCTGCTTTTATAGTAAGCTTTTGATAGTTCTTACCGGCATGCTCTCCCATCACTGTTATAGTAGAAGCGCCTATGATAGCTTTATCAAACTTAACTTTCTCTTCGAAGACTTTCCATCCTAAAGATGTTTTAGCGTTTATAGTAAAGGTATACTCTTTATTAAGTTCATATCCATTATTAGGTACGCTAATGATATGGTTATGGTCTCCTACTACTGGAGTGACTATTTTATCACCTCTTAATTCAGTCTTAAGTAGTGATAACCAACCCGGCATAGGGTTACTAGGATTAATACTATCATCCCTTACTACTCTAAACTTAAGATCGTCCCAACCAGTTCCTTCTCTTACTACTTTATAATTTAAATCTATATTAGATTGGTATGTAGCTTCGAATATATCGCTATTGAATTTATTACCTATTAAATAACCAGTTAACTTTAACGGATCTTTCTTCCAAATATTTTCATCATTTAGCATATTAAGATATTGATCAACACTTAAAGTAAATTCCATATTCTCGTTATATTTACCGTTAAACCAATTTAATTTGTCATTAGTACTTCTATTAGGATAATAGGTTTTAATAACAAATCCTTTAACCTGGTCAACTTCATTCTCTACGTAAAATTTACTTAATTTTAATATAGGTGTCTTATTAGCACTAGTACCAAAATTTGCAGTTATTGGTAATACAGTACCTTGACTAGTTTGGAATCTTAATGTAACTTCTTTAGAAGATAATGTTGCTGAATGATAAACTAATTTAACACTATATTTACCTTTAGTTGTAACAAACATAGTAATATCATATTGGTTACTCGTATTCGTTGTTGTATTTAATAGCCTATTAGTAAAAACATCTCTTAGTTCCCATACTGCTCTAACTAAAGTTTGGCTAGCATCGGAACTTTCGAATGGGCTTGCTTTTATAATATGTCTATTATTTTCTACAACATAACTTAACGATGGTCTATTAATATAAGCACTGTTAGTTAGAAACTTTCTAGCATATGGAGTACTATTTTCGTATTTAGCTATATCAGTATGTAACGTAGCCTGAACATAATATTCCATCTCAGGAGTTAAAATATTAGCAGGTATCTTATAAGACATTTTATTAGTGGTGTCTTTAATAGATTCGACTACTTTATTACCTAAGCTATCTCCATTCGCTTCATAAACTACCCAGGTTGTGCTAACATGGTTAGCACCTACAGCATCTCCATATACTTCAAAAGCAGATATAGAACATACTGGTGTTAATGTATTCTCTTGTACTGTAATATCGAATGGTTTAATTCCGCCATTTACGGTATTAGCTTCTATAGTATCACTCCATGGTGAATACATGTCGTTAGAAGCAAATCTATATTTTACATATAGTTTAAAATTTGGTACACTAGTATTAGGTTTCCATTTCTCTTTATGTATAGGTAATATAGATTTATCTACTATATTTTTCATAGTTGCATCTGAATAAGCAACCCATTCGGTTTTAGTATGTTTACCTAAAAAACCTGGAGCTGGTCTATAAGTTGCTATCTTAAAATAACCATCCCAACTAGTAGCTGTTACACCGCCATTATTCTCTCTTATATCAGGTTTCAGGATGAAAAGAAGATGTTGGTTGTTATTAGCATTTTTCTCGTCTATTTTCTTTTTAGCTAAAAGATCAGTAGCTAAGATTCCTGGTTCTTTAGGTAAGTTAAGAACTATGTCATCTTCAGTATGTGTAAATACTAAAGATTTTCTCTTATTCTTTATGCTATCTAAGAACTTAATTTTAGGCATAGCTATCTCCTTATAATTTTTGTAATCAACCCCTAGATTCTCTAGGGAAAATCGTCACGGAACAGCTGTTTTGTGATGGTAAGGCTAGTCCTTACTTTAATCCTTACAGAAAGGAATGTAAAGATGGGTAAAATTGTTTTAACCGACAGTAAAACTACCAAAAAGAAAAACCTGTTATTAACACATACCTACGAAGATATAACGCTTAATCTTCCTGGTAAAGAAGGTGAGCTTGTTTCTGATAATAATATAGCTAGACATATTCAAAAAGTTGAAATAAGTAATGACGTTAATAAGATCTTAAAACCAGATATTACCGAAAATAATGGTGGTATAACTAATGAAGAATCTTGGGGTAGGGCAGTAAGAATAGCAAGTTACAAAACTTCTATGTTTTTCGTAGGTAAGCACACCGCTACAGAATGGGAAGCCTACGGAGATAAAGATATGAAATCTCCTCTTGATAAATCTTCGAACCCTGAAGATAAAGAAGCTTGGTGGGCTAATGTTCCAGAAGATGGTAAACATGTATTTATTCGTTATAGATTTAGATCCGGAGATATAGTTTCGCCATGGAGTGACCTCTTACATTATCTAACACCATCTTATGGTGTTAGAACTATAAGACTTTCTATAAATAATGACAGTTTAACACCTACTATAACTGCTTCAAAATTTACACCGTTTGGGGAAGAGAGAGTCGGCAAGATAGAACATCGTTCTACAGACTGGAGAATAAAAGATTCAGCAGGATTAATAGTTTTTGAATCTTTAGTAGATATTAATAACTTATCTTCTTTAACACTTAAAGAAGGTATCCTAAAAGTTAATTCTGAATATACAGTAGAAGTAGCTTATAATACTAATAATGGTAGGGTACCGGTTAGTAGAGTTAGTAGATTAAAATGGAGAACAGTAGATATTTATATCGTTAAACCAGAATTAAGCTATAGCGTAGATTCTGGTAAACACGTTATAACAGGAACTCCATTTACATTAGTAAACGATCCTGATATTCATAGAGCTACTAGCTGGAAAGTTACTGCAGTAACCGAGGCACAAGGTAGAGTAGTTCGTTATAATGTAAATAGAGGAGTTACTAACTTAACTAAGTTAGATATAACACCTTATCTTTTAGGTACTGGTATACCACATATTATAGAATGTACTTACCATAGTACTAAATATGATTCTGGTAAAGCTATTCTTAAAGTCGTACCTAAAAAAGTGAATGTGGTACCAACTGTATTTACTTTTGAAGAGTTAGATACTAAATATGGTAAATTAAAATTTAGCACATTTGAAATACTAGATAAAGTAGATAAAGTTAAGGGTATCGTTTACCGAGTTGTCGATAATAACTATAATATAGAAAGAGAAAATAGTATAGACCATACTAACGATGGTAAATACAGAGTACCTTTAGAGATTCCTATACATTTTAGTAAAATTCTAAAATGGCTAGACGGAAATAATACTTACTATAGTAGAAACTCTAGTAAAGATAGAAGCTTTACTATTACTGCTTATATTATCGGAGAAAAGTATAATACAGAGATTTTGAAAACGATTTATAAACCTACTATAGAAATAGTAGCAGATCCATCTATAGATGCTTTAGATCTTAACAATACTAGATTTTACCTTAAAAACTATACTCCTAATATACAATGGTCAAAATGTCTTGGTATAACATTCAGTGTTTATGATAAGAATACTAATACTCTTATATTCACTAAGAAAATAGATGGTGATGAGAATGTTAGTTATACTTCTACTTTAGAAGATAATCTAAAATATAATGTTGATTATCTACTAGAAGTTACATTACATACTAACATAGGTAAGATAGTTTTAGCTCCTAAAGAATTTTATGTTCCATTAGGATTCATAGCTTCTCCAGAACCTACTGTAGAAGTAACACCTGTTAATGATAATATACTTAAGTTAAAACTTAAAAGAGGGTCTTATAATTATACACCGTTAACAAGAACTGGTAAAGCTAATAAGACTATTACTTTTAAGATCTTGGATAATGAAACTAATAAAGTTCTTGATACGATAACATTAACAAATCCTAACCCAGTAGATGGTGTAGACGATAGTAATGAAACATGGCATACTATAGAGAAAACCTATAGGAAAGAAACTGGTATAACATATAATAAACATTATAATATCGAAGCAGTTTATACAGCTGTTAATGGTGTTACTAGTCCAGTTACTATACGAAATTTTGAAATAGGTAATAGACCAGACGTTATTATAGGTACACCTGAATTAAAAGTTGAAAACTATAATGATAATAACATTAGGGTTACAGTAACTAACCAATTCGCTGTTAGCGGTCTAGAGGATAAATCGCATAAAGCGACTTCATGGGTCGTTAAAGAGAATAATAGTGTAGTATGGGCTTCAGTAGCTGATGAAACTAATCTTTCTGTTATAGAGTTTGGTCCAGGTACTTCTAGAGACTTTATGGATATTACTAAAACATATACATTAGAAGTCCAGTGGGTTGCTTCAGATGGAACTAGTGGGCCTATAGCGAGAACTGAGATCATTGGCTTATCTAGCGATGAAGTTTATATTAAGAAAGTTTTCGAAGGTACTGAAACACCAAATAGACTTAATATTGAATATCAAATAGTTACTGGCCAGGGCGTTAGTGATACCGTATATTATGGTGGGCGATATAAAGAAAAGTTTATAAAATTTGGTACCGGAGATCGTATACAAGTTCTTGGTAGAGCTAGATTAGATACAACACCTATAACAGATTGGCAAACTGTTGTTAACGCAGTTAGAACCATTAGAAGAAGAGATTAAGGATATAACATGGTATTTAAGAAATTTATTCCTATGATGGAATGCTCTAATACGTCTGGCACAGCTGAAGACATAGCTAGTGTTCTAGAAGGTAGTCGTCAGTATACAACTGGATGGAAAAGTAGTATAGGTATGGCCACTACGTCTACAGACAGTACTGGAGCAAAGCAGTACTATTATAATGCTGCTAGAGTTGTTATAAATGGTAAAGCGGTTACTAACTGGGTAAACTCACCGCTTATGCAGTATAGATTTACATCGTCTAATAACAATAATAATAACCGTGGGTAACTAACATATAGGAGAAGATATGGAGTCCATAGATAATAAACCAAAAGAGGATCTTATGGAAACTTATCAAAAAGAACGTAAACGTATTATAGAACGTCTAGAGGTTTTTAAACATGAAGATAACTTTCGTAATCAGAATAAGTTTAAGCATCTTAAAGATCGTTTATTAGCCGCCGATAGAGTTCTTTCTGGTAAATACGATAAAGAAGATCTTTTAACAAAAGACATTTACAATATGATATGGGGTGTTACTCCTGAAAACATTGATATGTATCAAGTTGAGCGTTATACAGAAGGTACACCCCTTAACTTAGTCTTTAATAAATTACCTTTTGAAGAAATGAAACATTTACAAGAATACGCAAAGGATGAACTTAAAATCTATTTCGATTTCATATTAGAAACTGAACCTAAGTTCGATCCTCTTGTGGAGAAAGCACAATAAAGGTTATTTATGTACAAGTCTGTTCAATCACTTGTTTTCGTTCCTAATAGCTACTGCAACTTCGGTTGTAAGTATTGCTATTTAGGTAAACTAACCGATAACAAAACTGATTATTCTAATGTAAATGAAGATTTAAAAACTGTATTAGCGAAATATGAAGAAGCTAAAATCCTAGTAGATGATATTTGTTTTCATGGTGCTGAGATAACGACCTTATCTCGCACCATTTTAGACAAATTATTTTTAACTTGTCAAGAGTATTATAACTCTCATGCTTTAGAAATCAAAACACTTTCTAAAAGAAACTCTTTTATTTCTATTAAGACTAATCTTTATCGCTATGATACACTAGCTGATCTGTTTACAAAATATAATGTTTCAGTATCTGCTTCTGTGGATTTACCATTTAGCCACCATAGGAAGTTTAGAGTCTTTAAAGATGGTTCAGATACTTTCGATAAAGTTTATAAGAACCTTTTACTTCTTAATAAGAACACTAATGGAAATTTCGTAGTATCTTGTACTATAGGTAAATATGCTCTAGATCATATAGACGAATTTATATCGGATATAGAGCATCTAGACTCTGTAGGTATAGATGTATGTAAGAACTTCTATATTATGTTTATTTACGATAGTGCTTATTCTAAAGTTAAAACAGGTATGACAGATGAAGAACAAGGAATATTCTACGATAAACTTTTAGAACATTTTAAAGGCACTAAGTTTGAGAAAGCAATTTACTATAGTTGGTTTAGAGAGTTTCCAGTAGGTTACTGTACTAATGAAATTAACTGTAGTGAAAGCAACTATTTAATACAAAAGAATGGTGATGTTTATCCATGTCATAGAGGTCAAGCAGTTCCTGAGCTTAAGTTCGGTAATGTTTATCAAGAGTCTTTAGAAGACATTACTAAAACTGCTATTAAAACTATGGCTACTTATGAAGATAATAATATTCCTTTACATAATGATTGTTTAACCTGTGATTGGTTTCATTTGTGTAATATGGGATGCCCTATTTCTAGGAGAGACATAAACTATAATAAGTCATATACTTGTACGGTACAAAGAAAGCTTTATGAATCGCAACCTAATAGATTCGCTAAAGATCCTTTAGCTGCGGCTATGTCTAGAGATACCTATATTAAAACTATGATGCCTACTTACTATTACCATAGTAATGTTAGTAAGTTAATGAAAAATAATATGGAATTTTACGACCCTAAGAATAGCTTAGAATCTATTATACAGAGAGATGATAAGTTAATAGAATTGTATACTCCTGGTAATATTAAACTTCTAATTAATGGAGAAATGATAGATCTATTCTCTAGTTTAATTTACGATAAAGAGATGTCCGTATCTTTAAAAGAAACTGATGATCTTAAATTACTTATAAGTAAATCTTATATAGAGATTAATAAACTAGAAGATGATAAAATACTATTAATGTTACTGTCTAAAGATATGGTGACTTATGGAGATGAACAACGTAATAAGATGCAACATCTTAAGCATATTGAAATATCTTTTAAAGAAGTTATCGAAACAGTAGATAGTTATATAATAGATTTTAAACCTATTTTAGAAAATATAAAAGATTTTATACCTAGAGATGATATGTGGTACCAGTTTTTTATAACAACAAATGGTGCTAGAAAATATCATTATGAAAAACAATCTAAAAACGGTTTTTATCATATAGAAACATTGAACTTACCGTTCCATAGTTTCTTTTTTAATTATAAATAAGTAGATAGTAAGAGTCTATAGACTCTTACTATCTACTCTCTTTTTGCTTAGCTGATTTACATATATACTAATATAAGGAGTATGATTATGGAACCAGAAGTTCTAGAAACCGATAATCCAACTACTGAGAATACTATAGATCCACTAACTCTTCCTGTTGAAGATCTTATACATTATGAAGAAGAAGTAAACGAACTTTATAACCTTTCTAAGACAGCTGATAAACTTGGGGATATAATTCAAGAAGGTAATGAGGTTGGTGAAGATGTTTATGAGAAAATAGAAGCAGCTAAGAAAACTCTAGAAGAGAAAGCTGATGATATAGATCCTTTAGATACTGTTATAACTCAAGAGTCAATACGTACTTTACGTAAACGTTTAGGTATGGAAGATGTATCTGCTAATTTCAATTTTGAAGATGCTACTTCTAATCCTACATTAGCGACTACTATGAATATAGAAGGTCTTAGAGAAATAGCTAACACTGTTCTACAAGGTGTTCAAGAAGCTTGGAAGAAACTAGTAGAGTTTGCTAAAGCTATCTATAAGAAATTAACAACTGTCGTTAAGGATGATACTGCTAAAATAAAAGCATTAAAGGCTAAACTAGATGATCCTAATTTTAACTTTGAGAAAAGACTAGAGGCTAAATATGAGAAGTTAGAGTCTGAAGCTGCTAGTATAGAAAGATTAGAAGCGGCTGTTGATGCTATAGACGATGTTTCTAAACATCCATTATATAATTCTCTAATAGATTTATTTACATACGATTGCTTAGGTGGTTCTGAATATCTTAAGAAATTAAATGTTATGTTAGAAACATTACCAAATGCATTAGCCAAACTAACAGATTTAATTAAACCAGATGTTACTGTAGAAGAGCTCGGAATTACATTAGAAACAGTATTTGCTAAAGCTATATCAGCTACTAATGATATTAAAGTAATAAGTAATATTAGAAAGGCTATAGAAGCTAGCGCTTATGGAGAAAAACACCCATTAAGTAATGTTTGCTTATTAGCACCTAAGTCTGCTACAGAGTTTGTTTATGTAGCTACGGCTAAAGATGGTGATAAAATTGTTTATAAAAATCAATCTGAATTAGATATTAAAGAAGCCGATATTAAACGTATAAGAAATATTGATACGTTAGCAACAGATACTTCTAAAGCACTTTCTATTATTAACCTAGAGCAAACAAATAGAATCTATAAAACATTATTAACAGCTACTGATCTTGTTACTAGAAAGATAAATGTTATTACCACTAAGCATGAGCTATCTGACGAAGCTAAAAGAGTTATTAGGCAAATTATGTTTATAAATAGTACTATACTCAGAATGCCTAAAGAAGCTTTTGATACTTATAGATTAATCTTTAAAAGAGCTAAAATCATAGCATCCCTTTAATAAGATATGTAGAGATAGAACCAAGTTAAGGTTCTATCTCTATACTTTTTATTTTATTGTTTAGAAGCCTGTAGAGCTTCAGTTGTCTGATTTAAACCCCCTATATACAAGGAGAACTTGATGAAACTTAGTGATTTTACTGGCACTAAGAAGCTCAATCTCGAAGAGCTTGAAGTGTCTATAGATACAGAAATAGAAGAACCAGAACAACCAAGTTTTGATACTGGACCTAAGATAGCAGATATTTATAATAGAATTATGGAAAGAGAAGCTCAGAACGAAGCTACTGAAGCTAAAAGAATTGCTTATATTATGGATCCTATCATTACTAATTCTTTAACAGCTAAAGCAGCTACTGAAGCATCAACTTTCAATACTTCTGTTTCTAATTTTAAAGATAAGTTAGATAATATAGCTATCATAACTTCTCAAATGTTAGAGATCGTTCGTAAGTATCAACTAGAACCAGAAACTATAGAAGCTTCTGATGTTCAAGAGTTTAAAGATAAATTAGTAGTCCTTAATGCTATGCTAAATAAAGACTATGTAGTTTCTACAGAAGATACTTTCGAAGGCTATGTAGAGATGATGACTAAAGTTCTAACTAACGTAGCTACTGATATAGATAGCTTGCGTTCAGAGTTAGCTACTTTAATTTCTAAAGTAGTTTCAGAACTTAATGGCCTTAAAGTAGAGAAGTATAAAGAGATAGTTGCTAAGACTGTTAATGATCTTAAGAAACAACCAGCTAAAATAGTTACTATAGCAGATCATCTTATAGAAGCTGTTAACAAGATGGAAGATGTGACTGAAGAAAAACTTATAGAGCATATTAAACATCATGAGTATATTATCTCTGGAGCTACTGAAGTTCAAGGCACTATGGAAGATAACATAAGTAACGATACTGGTCTTAGAGAAGAAGACATTACTAAGATAGTAGGTGCCGTTATGGCTTATGTTAATATCTGTAGGAATAATCCAGTAGCTATGTTAGCTCTTAACGATGGTAACCTTACTGAAACATTAAATGCTTTTGCTACAGTAACATTACCAAAATTAAATGTTGTTTATAAAGCTATTTTAGAACTATTAGACCAAGAGAGTTTTGAGAATGAGATAGCTTCTGAAAATGATCTTGAGAAAGCTAAAGCTAGCGTTAATAAGTTCCTATGCGATTTTGCTACTTATTCTGGTACAGAAGATGAATGTTCTTTCTTACACTGGGAAAAAGGTTGCTATAAAGTAGAAGATGAAGTTATCCTTAAAGAAGAGTATAGTTCTTCTAGAGTTCCTAAGATAGACTATGAAAGATTAACATCTATTTCAACACTTATGAATACGGTTGTTACACCTAGTTCAACATTAGTAGCATTCCCAGAGACTTTGATTCAATTACTTAAATCAAAAGCTTTCGAAGTTGACGATACTAAACAGTTAATGTCTGTGAACGTAGCGTTAGGAACTATATTAGGATTAACAGGGCTCTATAGAGATGAAGTACTTTATGGAATCTATGGATTACAAAAATCTCTATCTGAAATAGGACTAGCTTACTTTAACTTAGTAACAGTCTTAGGAGGGAAAAAATGAAGTTAGGACAGAAATATAAAATAGAAAAACCTAAAACAGAAGAAGAGTTAGTTCTAAGTGCAGAAGGTCTAACTGATATAATGTTTGGAGATAAAGTAAACCAAGAAGGTTTATGGCAAGCGTTTAAAGATGCTCTTAAAAAGGAATGGGAAGGTCTTAAGGAGGGTATGGATAAATGGAAACATCGTAATGATCCTAAAACATATACCGAAGAACGTCTTACTCAAGCAGGAAAAGATAAACTTAAAAAAGAACTTCTATCTAAGCAAAAACAAATTGTAGATTACTTAAAAAAGAATAAGCTTGTTAAAGATATTGATCCTGTTAAAATAAACTTTACTCCTGTTAATTATAAAAAAGATCAGTATGACGAGTATAATGATATGTGGACAATGTATAAATTAGACATAAACTATGTTCCAGATGAATTTATATTCTTAGTTGGATATTTAGACATTATACAACATGATGAAGATGAAAATTGGGATCCGACCGATTTCTATACTGATATAAGACACGAAGGATTCGAGTTTAACGAAGAAGCTGAAACTTCTGACGGTATGATAGGTATTACGATTAAAAAAGACTTTTTCGTTAAAGATAAAGATTATTTTATATACAACTCTGGCGGTAGTGTTAACCAAGAAGGTATACTAGAGACAATAAAGGGGTGGTTCGGAAAGAAAGAAGAAACCCCTAACGAAATTACCTATACTTTAGGAAAGCGCGCTAAAATTGGTCTATTAGATAAAAAAGATTTTAGTAAAGCTTATTGTTTCCCTACGAATAATCTATTTCCTTATATATATAATTATCTTTTTAAAAATCCAGCAGATGTTAAAAAATATGTAATGGGTGTAGCAGATAACTTTAATAGGCTTATTGCTTTAACAGGTAAACCTGGTGTTGTAGACCCAGTAAAGGTTTCAAAAGCTTTAAAAGATGTTAACCAGTTTTTAAATCCGCGGGTGGTAAGAAAGAGTACATCTGATAATATAATTTATGGTTTAAGCGACACCTTTATAGATATTAAAGAAAAGGCGTTCCATATTAATACAGCTGCGATGTCAATCGATATGAGAAATGGTATAGACGGTAAATACCCTATAGTATATCTAGATACTGAATACGCACAACAAATAGATAGACTAGAAATGGAACTAAACCCATCATGGTTAGCTCCGTATAGTAATTATCTAGACCCAAGTGTTATCAAAGTTTTAATAAACGATTATAAACAATATAAGGAAACATATTTAAAACTAGATAAGAAAATACCAATGGAAACTAGAAGAGGGTTTACTTATACATTGCCAGAAGTTTATAGTGCTACTGATCAAACTGATGACATTATGTGGAATGAAACGTTAGTAAATGCTATGGGACAAATGGTAGACGCAGTAGAGTTTATAGAAGATATGGTAGATGCTATAGCGGAATTATCTATTGTAGACGATAATCTAGTTCAAGAACTAATATCAGAATATAATCTTAAGAAGGCATAGTTATGAAAATAAATAAACCTAATTTAAATACAGAATCTATAGAAGATCTAGTTACTGATGCTCAGTCTGGAGAACTTCCTACTGCTACTGATCCAGCAGAACTTGAAGCTCCAACTGAAGTTATCTTAAATCCTATTGACGCAGATCAAGCTATAGAGATTTCTAATAATAACCCTAAGACAGAAGATCTTGAAGGTCTTACAGCTTATGAACAAGTTACTAAAATAGCTTCTGATATAGACGAGAATATTCTTTCTGAACAAGATGTTTCTGGTATTTCAGATCGTATTGCTTCATTAGGAGAAAACCAACCTCTTGATAAAGTTATTCGTTACTCTTCAGAAGCTCTTAAGATAGTTTATCATAAGCTAGGTATTAAACCTCTTACTATATCTAAAGAAGATATAGACAATAGTCCAACCGAAGCATTAGCTGTTATCGATTCTGAAGTTCAGATGCTACAAGATAAAGCTAATACAGATACTTGGGCAACTATTAAAGAAGATTGTGGTAACATAGTTAAGCTTATAGACGCTGCTATAGACACTATCCAGGCTAAAGAGTCTGATAAAGAACGAGCTTTAGAACTTCTTGATAAAGGTGTTCTTAAAGATAATAGTGTTGACCTTTCTAATATTCTAGAGTATGTAGGTTCATTACGTTATTTCTTACCAGAAGATAAAGAAGGTAATCTCTATAATTTTGTAGCTCTACTTACAGATATTTTGGATATTGATAGTCCTAAATTATCATCTACTGATAACACTATATTGGGAGCTATTAATAAAAGCAATGAAGGTTCAACATCTACAGCTAAAGCTCACATCTTAGAAGCTATAGCTACTGATCCTCTTAACGTTAAACTTAAACAGATAGTAGCAGAACAACCTAAACTAGCTGATTATGCTTTATACGGTAAAATAACCGGATTAAATAAAATCAAAGTTCTTTTCAATAACGATTGTAAAGATGTTGAAGTTCCTTCTACTTATATTACATTTGCTGTTACAGGTGACGCTAACCAACAAGAACTATTTAGAACATCAGTAGCTTCATCTCTTAAGAACTTCTCTAAACGTTTTGTAAATACTTTTAGTATCTATAAGAAGAAATATGAAATGCTAGAAAATATTCTTAAACCATTAGCTTATGATATTGTTTCTGAACAAGATCAGACTAAGCGAGAAGAGATGTCGGAAGTACTTAAACTTGTTAAGTATTACTATATAGGATTCGTTAAGAATAGAATAGTAGATAAACTTAATGCTTATCAAGCTCTAATAGAAATACCTATTTTAACACTTAACGAAAAAGGAGAATAACGTTATGGAACAATTTACTTTAAATAATATTTCAGCTACAGAGTTCCTAGAGAAACGTTATGTCCTAGGCGATAAGTATTACGACTCTTATGTAGCACCTTATTATAAACTACTTTCTGATTATCTTAATGTAGGGCCAGATGCTAATAATATTTTTAAGTCTAAAGAGGATATGGAAACTTTCTATAGCCTCTTCTATGCTACATACCATTTTGTTGTTAGTGATCTGGTTTACTTAATGACTAATCCTAATAAGACAGAACATAATAGAGAAGCTAATCTTAAGAGTAGCGATGGTTCATTAGCTAACCTATTGAACATGTTACTGCATTCTAGAACACTATTAGAACCATCTACTAAACTTTTTCTAGAAGACCTTTATGATCTTCTATATAGAAATAGAAAAGTAGCTGTTAATCAACATAGTTGGATATTAACTAAGCCAATTAGAGATTACAGAATAGGTACTCAAGGTTTAGAGTTAAGACTAGATAAAGAAAGAGACACTTATCTTAAACGTTTAGATCTTAAAGATAAGAAACCATGGAATGATGTAGCTAGACTATTTGATGTTCTAGGCTTACAACATAGCTTAGGTGTTTTACATGTATTAATAGCTATTTGGATCAATAACTATCTATATGGACATACAGCTGTTCTAGATGGTTTGATTAAGACTATGAGAACATGGAGAGTTATACCAGTTGGTATAGGATTCGTAGGATTTAAAGTTAACGGTGGTACTGGAGCAGGTGGAACCGGTGGTGGTACACCTCCTGGTGGAGTTACCCCTCCAGGCGGAACACCTACACCACCTCCAGGTGGCGGTGGTACACCAGGCGGAACTCCGGGTGGTACAACTATTAATACACAAATTATTATCCCATTCGCTACAACCCCAACTCCACCAGTTGGTTAAGTATAGGAGAACACCAGTATGAAAACTAAAATGATGCTATATGGGTTAGAGTCTAGTATAGATAACCCGCTTGATATCATACTCGGTGATGATATTAAAAGAGTGTTAGGTATCGGAGTTGATACCTACACTGTCTATAATACGGAAGCTCATGACGTTTTAGATAGAGCAGGACTAGGCGGATCTCGTAATAACAATACGATAGCTTCTGAATACATACACATAGAGTCTACAGAGGAACCAGAAGAAGATTCTGGTACTATGATGCATCCTGAGCGTTATACTGATTTTAATATCTTTTGGGATAATGAGATTGGTGTACGTATAGGAACTTTACGCTATAAACGTAAAAAGACTATCAACTTTACTTATTACTCGCAGTCTAAAGCTACTATAACAGCTATGATCGAGAAAATAAGAGCTTTCGACATTATGAATACTGCTCGTAAGAAACATAAACTTGAATATCATTTTGATGTTCCAGTAGATGCTTTACATTTTATTAACCATGTTAGAGAACTTAAGAATAAACGTTTAGAAAAAGAAGAACAATTAGACCTTCCAGATTATATTAATAAATGGTCTATACAGAAGATAAGTAGAAATAATACGACTTCTAATACTCCTTATAAGTTTAATTTATCTGTTAGAGAAAATGTTTATGATGTTTATTCTATTCCTACTACTGATACTTATAATATAGAAAAAGAAGAAGTAGGAGAGGTTAGTTATTGGAAATTTACATTAACATTCGATGTTTGGTATCAGAAACCAACTATGTTAATTTTAGATTATCCTGTTTTAATATGGAATACTCCTATAGGAGCTAAATACTCTAAAGTAGCAGCTAGGCCTGAAGTACGTTGTCCAGCGCAAGGTACTCCTGATCTTATGTATAGGGGATTATATTATATTGGTAAACCTAATGCTGGATATAAAGGATTTGGTTACCAACAGAAACTAGTTATTCCTTTAGTGGATGATTTTGATAACTTCCCTTATAATAATAGATTCGCTAACGTTTGTAGTATGCTAATTGTTGTAGACAATAAAGATCCTTACGAAGTAGCTAATATTAAACATTTACCACATTATGGGATAAAAGAAGGTTTTCTTAAATACTTACTATCAGAACCATCTGAAGTTACTGTTGAATATAAGAACTTATTTAACATTCAACTTTATAAGAATGGAGTTCTTGATTATAAGAATAAAATCTCTTTAGACAAAGAGGGGAATCTTACTACTGAATTTCCTATGGATATTAAATCTACTTATAGGATAATAATAAGAGTATTAAGAGATCTAGATTATCTAGATGAAAAGTCTTTGAAGAGATTACATAAATATGTACAAACAGAGATGTTATGCATAAACAAAGAACGTAAAGAGAAACTAGCTGAAATGGAAAAGAAAAAATTACTAGATAAACCACATAGGAAACTAGAGTTATACTATGTTGATGAGTTTGGTAATATCTTAGATCCTGAAGGTTATGTTTGTTATACCGATGGTACTAGAGTAACTGTTAAAGCAACAGATAAATAAAAAATAAAATATAGACTGTTAGAACTCTATTGAGTTCTAACAGTTATTTTTACGTACTATGTACGCACGGATGGTTTTAATACCGTAGAGAGTTTTTGTTTTAACTCGTCTAGCATAAGCCATGCTTGGATCATGTCTTTAGACATTTTATTCCTTTCCGGTTGTTCGTGCAACCTGAATAAACTAAGTAGAGAGAACTAGGGTAATTCCTAGTTCTCTCTACTATTTAAATAATATGTTGCTAAATATAAATAGACACCTTACATAAGAGATTGCTCTTATGTAAGGTGTCTATATGCCAAGTAAGGTTAGTAAATGATATCAGTTAGTCTGGAGGATTAAATCCTCCAGCATTAAAATGTTTTATAGAAAAGATATATAGCTATAATATCCGCTATTAAACTTATTAACTTAAGTGCTAAGTCAATATTAACTGACATAATTATAACTCCTTTCTTAATAAATATTAAGATTAGAATTACTAACCACACATTAATTTTGGCCAATTAATGTCAGTTATACGAGAGTATCTACGTAAGCTTATTAAAGCTTACGTAGATACTCTATGTATGTTTTGTTACGTGACCTTAGGGTACAGAGTACTCTAATACAACTTATTTCATAAAGGACAAGTACCATGGCTACAACAACGCAAATTATTTGTAAGCTAACTGATACTACCACTAGTACAGTCGTCTATGAATCAGACGTCACTGGACAAGTAAATGGTATTATTATACCTAAAGGTAAAGTAGAAGCTGATAAAGTATATAAGATAGAATTATTCCAAAATACACCTGAGAATGCATCAGATTTTAAACTACAGCTTTCAGGTACATTTAACACTACAGCATGGAAAATAGAACATCCAACAACTATACCATGGTCTGCTATCAGTGGAGCTCCTGATACTTCTGTTTTCCTTAATAGAACAGAAGCCAAGAACTTTGCTAGTAAAGAAGATCTTAAGAATAAAGTTGAGCTATCAACATTTGACGAACTTAAAGAAGAAGTTGAGAAATTAAAAACTGGTGGTTCGGGCGGAGGAGCCGGAGGAGGAGCTACTGGTGGTAATGTAGATACTAATAAAGTTAAAGAAATTATTAAAGACGTTACCTATACTAAAGAGTTATTAGATAAAAAATTTCAAGAGGTAGGTGGTCTTGCGGGTGGAGACCAATACGCTACTCTTAAAAAATTAAGAGAATGGCTAAAACCGGCTGGTATCAATATACCACTAACAAAAGAAGAGTATGATGCTATGGGCTGGAGAGGGCATAGCAAGATTAACATTCTGTTTAAACTTTGGCAAGGTGGTAGTTACGGACCGGGATTAAGAGGTGTTGTTATAACTCTAGAAAAATTAGGTAAGATATTTGTTAAATATGCATCAAAAGCAGATGATAGTCAAGGTAAGGATAAATATGTTGTTATTTTAGCAAATCAAGATTATACCCAACAAGTTAATGGACCAGCTCCAACTATTCCGCCTGGGTATGCTCCTGACGGTATGTCAACATTTAAAGCAATCGTTCATGGTGTCGGAACATATGATAATGGTAACTACTATTTGCCGTATCTCCCGTTAATGAATAGGAGCGCCGAGGCTAACGTCACACCATGGTATTACTTTATGGGAACGACAAGCACAACAACTTTAACATTTACCATAGACTGCCCTGATAGAGTAGTTTCAGTTAGCGCTATGGGTGGTGATTCTGACCGTGTTTCTTCTAAAGCTGAATTGTCAATAGCTTACGACGAACTTAAAGTTATGGATAAAGAAGAAAGAACTTTTGCAAATGCTACAGATAAAAAACTATGGACAGTTACTAACCCAGAATAATATAAAGGACGAGTATGAGAGCTCTTGTAGAATTAAATACACTTTTAGAGAGTGAAATTAAAGCACTAGTACAAGATAATGTTTACCAATATTTTACTAGCGTTGATTTAGATACTAACTTATTTACTTATTATAATGGAACTAAAGATGATGTTTATCAACTAGTAGGTGCTGGGGATGATGCTAAGCTTACTGAGTTCTATATTGTTAACTACGATTTCCAGAACTATGACTTCATGGTTATGGATAGTGATAATATTAGTCGTATTGGTAATATATTAACAGAACCATATGGACTTAAGATAGATACCTATCAAATACCTATTATTACTAATACCCATGCACTATCGTTCTATTCAGATACTAAATCTCGTGTAGACGAGTTTATTAATAAAATGACTTCGAGACCATCTGTAATAAGAAATAATATTAGTTTAACATTTACTATGCCAGAGAACGCTAAAACGTTCTTAAGACACTATCTTAACCTTATTAATATAACACAGGGTACTACCCTAAGTATGAAAGAATGGATAGAAGGTCTAGGTGATTTTAGAGTAGTAGAAGATGGACCAACTTATGATATTCAGTTTACAGCTGCTTGCGAAATTGAAATAAGCTTTGGTTCAGGAAGCGAAGTAGAAGAATTGTCGAACGGAATGTCTAGAACTGTATTTGACGTAAGTTATAAACTAACTAGACCTAACATTCTTATGTTAGAATACCCTATTATGATTAACAATAAACAACTCGATAATAGGTTAATAGGTTTTAGATCTACCTATGTGGATGATCCTCGTCAAGTAGGTGACCCAAGAAGATTATTTAAACTAGGCCATACGTTCGAAGCATATCGTGGTTTACCAACTATGAACTTTGTTAAGTCACCTCCGGTAGATGATCATTCTATGCAATATGATCCTGATTATATTACTGTAGCTAGTATTCTTTTACAAATCGATAAAACTAAACCTAAAACATTAGGTAACTTATTCGAATTTACCGACTTTGATTTTCTAGAACCATATCATAAGTTCTTGAAAGATAATATGAATACTTTACTATCTGGTAACTTATTTAAGATAAAGGTATTTAAAGGGGAAGAAGAGTTAACTAATGTAAGTTTTAGTAGTAACGGTAACTTAGTAAGTACTACTGTATTAGATATTAGCGCTTTCTATCGTGTTTATATCGGATTAAGAAGAGATTATGATTCATTACCAGATGCTATTAAAACCTCTTTAGAAAATTCTCTTAAACCTTATGTTTTAGAGTTTGTTAATGATCGTAAACATGAACAAAGTAACCTATATACATTTAGTAAACCAGGTGGGCCTACACGTACATATACGATAGATCATGTTGGTAACGTTGTTGACTCGACTTTAGAGGTTTGCTATAGTAATGGTGATCCTATATCATCTAGAAAAGATGATATGTTCTATGCTGAATGGTATCGACCTAGTGAAGACTCTATGGGTAGTTTAATAACACAGCCTTCTTTTGAAGTACCTAAAAAGTATTTTTCTAATACAAAACCTATGGAAATAGACGGAGATTGGATACTCTATAAGGGTGTTCAAATGCATAAGTCTATTATTAATAAGAACAATGTACCGCCTACAACATGGTCAACAGCATTAGATGCTAAAGAATCTGATTTTAAAATTAATACAGTTGGATTAGATCTTTACGTTTGGGATAAAACCATAGCTCCAACAGCTAACCCTAAATATGAAAATCCAAATAGTAACTTACTTAATGCTTATAATGCTCTTGCATTAGAGAATAATAAGTCTGATCAGTTAGCTAATGCTCGTTACATTATTATTAACTCTAATTATTATAAACTAGAAGAATATGTTATTTATTCTCCTACTAATAAAGACGAAACTGGGGTTAGTCTTGTAAGTGAAAACGTAGAAATACAACCATCTAGAATGGCTATCTTCGTTAAGAATGGAACTATATATCTTAACTTTGGTCTTAATAAACGTATGGCTAAAATAAAGATTGAACCTATAGCACCTTCTAAACTTAGTAAGCATGGTATAGATGGTCTAGACGAAGTTCTTTTACGTTCTGCTAAATTACCTAGGTTAACTATAACGGGTTTAGATCCTATACTAACTAACAAACCACTTAAAGAAGGTTGGCATGCTGTAGGTTATGCAGGTGAACATGACTATGTATTTAGTCCACCAGAATGGAACCCAGTTTCTCCGCACTTTATGATACATAAAACGTCTATGGATTTTGAAACTCCTAACTCGTTTATGGTAGACACTATGAACTTGATACCATCTTCTAGGGTATCTTTAGTAGATAGTTCAACTCTTAAGTTCTATGCTTGGGATACATCTAAAGTACGTATTAAGAACCCTCCGATCAGAAACACAATTGGAGATATAATTTCAACTGTTCAGAATACTGAAATAGAAACTGGTAAGACTACTGATAAAGTAGCTATAAACGGCAGAATATATAAGATTAAAGAGAAATCAGTTACTGATACTATTCCTTTTAACCTAGTAGATCTTCCATTGTTTACTATAGGTACTGATACTGAACGTGTGTTCCCTAATAGAAGTATGTTAATCTTAGAGTCTAATGGTTCTGAAATAACAGCTTACATCTATGGTAGTGTTAAGAGTAAAATGTTAAAACTAGTATTAGAAAATACTCCGGTTAAAACAGAAAGTAATTTAGCAAATGCTATTAAAACTTTTAAAACAGATCCATTACCAAATCTTATATTAAGTGTTCCTACTTCTGTAAACGCATTAACAAGTTATAATGCTCCTTACTATATAGAGCTAATCTATGCTAAGGTTATAGTAGGTGAAGCGGTTAAAGAGAATGAAGATCAAGTAGAACCTGAATTACCAGATGGACCTGAGATTATAGACGAAGAGATCTGGAGAAAATATAAGAGACATGTTCTTATACATAAGTCCTCTATGAACAGAAGGAATAGACCAGTTCATGCTGATATGCCTGCCATGGATGCTTTGATAGCAGAATATCCTTGGTTACCTAATGCTAAAGAGGATTGGTATTTCTTTAAACCTAAGAATAGACAAGCTATCTTAGATCTTAAGTTCAATACAGGTATAGCCGATGGGTTTAAATACGATACTTTCATATTTAGTGTTGGTACATGGAGACATGAAGATCCTAGTAGTGTAGTTGTTGAAGGCGATAAAGAGAAAATTAATCTTGGTTTATATCAGTATTTAGCTATTAACGACTATTATTATAAAGACTTCACCATGTACATGCGCTCGCAGTACGAAGCTCCTTATAAAAACTTTGATCCTAATGACCCTAGGATTATGAATAAACAGCCATTTATAATCGTTAAGACAACTGAAGAAGATATTAATATAGAAATGTCATTTGGTATATCAGGTTACTATTTCTATATCAAGGCTAAACGTATTAAACCAGAAGAACTAAATAAGCAACGTCTAACAGAAGATAACCTATATCTACTTAGAAGTACAGCTAAAGCCCAAGATATGTTAAAGCTAGTTATTGATCCTAGTTTCGAACATATAACTAAAGATGGTAAAACTTATCAGAATGGTTATTTACTTAATGATTTAGAATTAGTAACTATTCCTCAAGGTGAGAATATCATTTGGAGAGAAAAACTAGCTAATCGTAAATACCTCCATAAAGGCGTTATGAACAAGAATGATACTCCTAAGACTCCAGAATCAACATCTGCTGAAAGCGATAGCGTATTACCAGAAGTTAATGATAAATTTAGAAAACCTTTAAAATGGTACATGTGGAGACGCAAGGATATAACAGATTTTGACATAGTTCCTTTTATGCCAGAAACGTTTAAATTTGATATTTTAACATATGTTAAAAGTGCTTGTGTAGGAAGTAATAAAATAGCTACAGGGTATTATGACATTCTAAGTAAATTCCATTATATAACATTCCCTAGAAAGAGTGATGGTAAAGATGTTATATATAAGTTAAAATATATAAACTGCATATCAACAGAGTATCCTCATAATCCTAATACACCAGCGGTAACTTTAGAGAGACCATTTATTAAGTTTACAAATGTAACTCAAACTGGTGCAACAGATCCTGCTGATCGTAAAGAGAAGGGTACGCTACATGGTTATATAGGATTTGGACCTCAAAACCTATATATAGATTTTGGTTTTTATGCTTTAGCGGCTGATGAAACACATGCTAAACTAGCAGATAGTAATGATGATCTTAAAACCCTAGAAGAAGGTGGCGTTACTAACGTATTGAAGTTAAAGTTAAACCTTCATCACGCTGATTATCCGCAAGAATTGAAGACAAATAGTATACCATTTAGCGATAAAACTGCGTTTGCTATAGAGGATGTTGACTTAATAGAAATTAGACCTAACCCTAATAAATGGGTCCCACTACATGAAGCAGGCCTATATGGGCATAGAAAGCAAGTTAACCCATTAAACGACCCGGCCACTATGATAGGCGGAGATTTAATATCTCATTATGATAAAATAAAGAATGCAAATTTAGTTAATCTTAAGTTCTATTCGTGGAAGACAACTTCAGATGATGAGGCTGCTAGTATATATTCGGATTATAAAGATGTTTTCTTAAGAAAAACTTATGACTTTGATATATTTACAGCAGTTAAAGATGCTTTTCCAGGTGGATTAAATCCTAGTGATGATAAATTCTATGCTATTAAATCGGAATCAATATTAAATGTTGATTATGTTAGTTATTATGGATATTGGTATAAAATTCGAAATATAAAAATTAAACCAAGAACACAGTTATATACTATGCAAAATGAACCTAATACTATATTTTATTGTCAAGATAGACCGTATATCGCAACTGAGACAGTAAACTATGATGAACATACTGGAGATCTTGAAACACTTAAGTTAACATGTCATTTCGGTATAGACGATCATGAGTTAATGTTCTCTTTAATACCAATAACAGATACCGATACACTTGGTTTACAGAAAGTTACAGACCCTATTACTAGAGCTGCTGAGGATAAAGATCTTAAAGTTCTTGTTTTAGGATTAGATCCTACTATAGAAGCTAAAGATTTTAAAGCCACTGTTAATGCTAGTAGGCAGGTACAAGTAGTATCTGAGATGAAATATACTGTTAGCTTAGAATCTGCTAAAATCATTACAGTTCCTAAGACTGATAAAGAGGTTTGGAGAAAATATAAAGAACGTTCTTTCGTACACAGAACGATCATGAACAAAAACAATAACCCAGAAACAGAACATATGGCTAAAATTAAAAATAGTATATATCCTGGATTTGGTATTGATGTTTATACATGGTTACATCGCGAAACGAATATGGAATTACCTAATGCAGATTATAAATATACAGGCAGTTGGTCTGGATTTACATATACGACGTTAGCACGTGATGTTAGTAGAGGAACGTTTAATACAGAGACTTTTGAAGGTAGAAGTGTTCAAGTTGCTAAACCTGATTCAAATGGTCTTATAGATGGTGCGATATTTAATAACTTCGTTTATAAAACATATAAGTTAATTTATTACTCATCTGGTTATAAAGATAAAGATAATTTAACTTATGCAAGTTATCCTAATAAATCAGGTATGAAATATTCTATATATAGTTACCCAGAACAACCAAACGTAGAGTATCTAAGATTAGATCTTTATAATGGTCTTGAAGAACCTTCTTTAACATTATTACTACATCCTATAACAAATGTTGATGGTATTGGTAGTACTAAAGCTGATCTTATTAAGACTCCTTTAGACGTTAGAAGAACAAGATATATAGAAATTGATTCTCCTACTATATCAGGACCTATCGTTTGTAACTTTGTAGGTAATAAACCAACAACTACTATAGACGATAAAGTTAATGAATTAGGATGGTATCCTCTTAATAACGTTAAAGTATTAGAGAGAGCAGCAGATACTGTAATCTGGAGATTACTAGGTAATAACTATTTCCATAGGACAGTTATGAACTATGCTAATAATCCTGAAACAGACTATATGGAATGGTATGCTACGATAGATCCAGTCCCATTTGTCACCCCTTTCCCAGGAACTGATGATACCGTAGCTTATTATGGATACGATAAAACAAAACTGGATAGAAGCGCAATTCCTTTAGCTGCACCAGCAAAAGATAGCAACTGGATACCTCGTATTAATAACGCAATAAGTAATGGAACATGGAATGAAATATGTTTTGTTTACTTTAGGAATTGTGGCTATAAAGTCAAATCTAAAACATTATTAGATCATAATACGACTGGTAATGATCAGTTAGCTCCGAATTGTACAGCGGTAACGCTTAAAGAAGTTGGTGAAGATCTACACATTGATGTATATTCTGCAGAATTACATAAATCGATTAACTTTGTTTGTGAAGTTCAGTTAGAGTCTACATGGCAAGCGTTTAAAGATAAAACCCAACTATTTAAAACAGGTTTAACAGGCTACTATCTATATCTTAATGGTGGCTTAGATACTAGATACTTTAAATTTGATAAAACAGGAAAACCAACAGTACATATTAAACCAGGTGTATACCATATACAAACTTGCGATTTTGGTGCAGTCAAAGACACTAGAACAGATTGGATACATCTAGATAGCTACCAAGATAAAAATATCTATGTTAGTAAATATGCAACTCAACCTCATGTACAGCCTAAAGCTAATGATGCTATTGAGATTATTAAACGCCTAAGTTACCAACCTAGTGTTAAAGAAGAAGAGAAACTTTATGTTTATAATCTACCTAAGATGAAAGCAGCTCCATCTCATCTACCGATACCAGATAACGTAGGTAACCAAGCTACTGTTATGAAATCTTATTTCGAGAAGTCTAAAGAATGGGAAACTAAGTATATCCTACTGAAAGATTCTTTATATAAGGCTAAGATAACTGTTAGCGAGAAAACATGGGAAGAAGATAACACTGTTATACCAAGTATGGTAGTTGATCCTACTAATCCGGATTTAAAAGTAGCACCAAGTGGTACTGTCTTTATAGGCGACGATAGCGTTAATGAGAATAAACTCTATATGTTCTTACATCGTAACCAACCTATCTATACTTTTGAGTTAGAATATGTTAAAGAGCTTAACTGGGGTAACCCACAAGTATTCCAAGAGTTCCTTTATGAATATGGAACTAGTAAAACTGTTTTAACTTGTGTACATACAGCTCTTTTAGGTAAAGCTACTGGTGGTAAGAAATTTAATAAAGGACTATTCCAATTCTATTCTCTAACAGAGATAGGTAAGGACAGAATCCCTAAAATAACCCTTAGTCAAGATCCAGGTATGCAAGTAGATTTTGAGAATTATAAAATTTATCATCCTTTAGTAGGTGGTAAACCTATTACAGATCCTAGTGTACCTAAAGATGTTATTATTGCAGATAGAAGAGATAAAGATGGTGTTCCATACTTTGAATTATCTCCATATACTGTAAATATTAAAGGTGTTAAAGATAATGTAACTAGAGTAACTCTTACTGTTAAAGACGAAGATAATAATGTAGTTTATACTTATGATCAAGCTCCAGTTGGTGATATCCATGGTAAACCATATACGATTAAACCAACAGTAGAAGAAATACTCAAAATGTTTAAAGATGGTAATCCATTACAAAGTAAAACATTTACAGTTACTGGTAAATACACTGGTGTTGTTAAAGAAGCTCCATTTAACGAAACTAAGATTACTTATAACTTTACTATAGGCGATCCTAAGTATAAAGTAGATAGAGTAACTTTAAATAAACCTAGAGTATGGGTAGATGGTATTCATGGTGCCAATAGTGGTAATGCTTTCTTAGCTTTTGAATATGTTACTTACCATTTAGTTATGTTAGATAAGAAGACTGGTTCTTATAAGACTGTATTAAACATGAAAACTAAGGATTATTATAACTATACAGAACTAGCGCCTAAAACCCCATTATCAGAGGATGTTAAATATACATTACAAGGTGTCGTTAAGTATAAATACTTAGATCCGATTAAGGTTCCTCCTGTTGTCTTTATTAAGAATAGTGCAACTATTACGAAACCTATTATCTATTTAAGTAAAATATCTAGAGTTAACGATAAGAGACTTGATATAGAAGTCTATACATCTGATATGACTGTAAAAGATGCAGGTGCTGTAAGTTATAACTACGTTACTACAAAATGGAGAGTTAAAGAGAAAGCTACTAACAAAGTTATTTACGAAGCTGACGTTAATCAACTAGGCGCTGTTGTAGCATTTAGAGGATTTGAAAGTAACGCTGTTCCTACTAATAGAGATAATCTAGATCTTAAGTATAATACAGATTATATTATAGAAGCTGCTTTTGTAGCTGATCCTATCTTAGAATCCGAATATGGAAGCTTAGAAGTTAAAACAGGTGAACCTTTAACACCTATAGTTAAACCTATGCCTGTTACTGTAGTAAGAAACTTTAACGAAGAGCAAAACATTAGAGAGATTAAAGCTAGTATAGATCCAGCTGAGTTTGAGGTTAAATATAAAGTTGACCAAAGACATACAGCGACTAGCTGGAAACTAATGCATGGTAGTACAGTTCTTAAAGAAATAACAAAGAGCACTTCTAAAAAGACAGAGATTAAATTTGTTTCTGGTCAAGACGGAGTTCCTGAGTTAATTTATACTAAGGCTTATTACGTATATGCTAAAGTATATAGTGGTAATGATGAGTCAGAATGGAGTTATGCATATTCTGCACCAAGTATAGACCCTTATAAGGTTCCTGTAAGGCATGATTATGAACATCCAACTATGGAAATCATTGGTTCTACAGCTACTTCTATAACAGCTAAGATAAATCACCCAGGTGAAGGTCCGTATGATTATTGGGCATTCCATGTTACTGGCGCTGATATTGATGGCAACGGTAATATAACTACGAAAGTATTTAAGTCTACTGATGGTCCTATTATGACTATTGATAACTTGATACCAGATAATGATTATAAGTTCAGTGGTATAGTCTATTTTAAATCAGGTGTAACTAAAGGTGGTACATCATTCCCAGCTACATCTACTTATGGTTCCCAAGAGATTATTGGTACTACTAAACATCAGGATGAAATCTATCGTGAGATCAAACGTGTTTATGAGAATGCTGATAATCCTAATAAGATCACTAACATCTCGTGGTGGGGTATGGAATCTAAGTTCTTACCGGTTTCATATAGACAACATTGGGAGTTAAGGTTAGATAATAAAGATGGTAGAGTAGTACAATATAAAGTTGAACCTATCGCAGGGCAATATTGGACATGGGCTTATTTAGAGCTTCCAGAATACGATAGAGAATATTGTTTAGCCGGTTGGATGGAATTCGTTAATAATGGTAAGTCTGAAAACAGAGCAGTTTCTCAACGTGTTTATAAAACATTTAAATCTGCTAAGTTAGACTTTGCTATTATAGGTGGCGGTATTACATCAGAAGGCTATGATACTATTTCTAACCCGCAAACTGATGAAGGTTCTATTGCGTTCATGAAGAGGTTATTCCCTAAACGTAAGATGCATACTTCATTTACGATGTATCGTTGTAAGGTAAAAATAGCCGATAAGTGGTGGCGTTATATAGCCGACATTAAATGGATGGTTACTTATCCTAATGATCCTGAGAATAAAGATCGCGGATGGATAGAACTACCTCCAGTTGGTAATGGCGATATAAAAGAACAAATATGGACTTATGTTCCATATGGTACAACAGTTGATGATGCTGGTAAACAATATACTAACACTGGTAGCATCAAACTTGTTATTACGTTAACTAATGGTGCCCAGAACACTATAACTTATTGGTAATAAGAGTTAAGGATAAGAGTATAAGAGGCTTAATAACCTCTTATACTCTTATCGTCTTTTTCTAACTAGTTCTAACTAGTTCGGGTGACTTATATATTAAGGAGAATCACAATATGAATCCTAATGAATTACGAATACTACCTATTGAAATTGGTGTTAGTATAGATAATCTTGCTCTCTCTGTTACGGCATCTGAGATGAAACTATCAGAAGAGTCTAATATTAAACATATAGCAACTGATTGGTATCTTATCGAAGCAGTTACTGGCCAGACTATAGAAAATAGTCTAGGGTCTAAGAGTTTAAATAGATGGGAATTAAAAAATCTTAAACCAAGTACTGGTTATAAATTAAGAGTAATTTATCATACAGATGATAAAGTTCTTACAGAAGCTATAGGAGAGAAATTCTTTAATACTCCTATAGTACAGATTAAACAGCCAGATTTTGATATAGTTATGAACGATAATAATACGAAAGTTTCTATTGGTTTATCAACTACTTATACTATTGTTAATAGTGATGAAGAACATATAGCTACTACCTATATTATTAGAGATACTGAAGGTAAAGTTCTTTATGAAAAATATAGAGACACTGGACATTTAACATCTTTCAATATCACACCTTATGTAACTTCTAATAAAGGTTATTTCATAGAGATTAGCTTACATTCTGAAAACTACGATAGTCCTAGAAAGATTAAGTATATTAAAACTCCAATTTATGTACCTGGTGAACCATTCGACATGGATTTTAGCGTTTATGTAGATGATACACTTATTCCCTCTGTAAGAGGAGTATTAAATAGTGTTGAAGAGAAAACAGTACAAAGGGTTAATCTTAAAATCTATAGAAGAGGTTACCCTAAAGAAGATATACTTATATTCAATCGTTATGTTAAACAGTTTGAAGATAAGAAAACAACTGAATTAGACAATACATTTGAAATAGTCCTATCTGAAGAGAATATGCTAGATATTCTTAGGTTCCAACAAGAAGATAAAATGGGATTGTGGGTACATCCATGGGTGTTTACTCTAGACGTTTATTTTACAGATGGTTCTAGAGCTTCTAGTAAACCTGTTTATAAAAGAGTTCCTTTACGTGGTAAACCAGGCAGAGTAGAAATAATTAGAACTGATATACCTACTTTTAAACTAGTAGAAACTGAATTAGGTTCTACTTGGGATAAACTAGAGAAAGTAACTTGGATAGTAATTAATGCTTATGGAGAAAAAGTTCTTGAAGAGACTCGTTTCGGTACAGACCAAACGTTTAGTCTTGAACCTTATGTTCTTAAAGGTGAGTTAGTTAAAGGGCTATTCTATTATGTACAGGCTGTTATAACTACATCAGCAGGATTATCTTTAGTAGCTAGAACAGGTAATGAAAAATACGGTAGAATAGATCGTAAAGGTTTACCATTTGTTATGGAGAACCTTAAAATAAAAGAACCTTATGTTAGAGTAACAGATATTGAAACAGTAGATCAAAATCTTTTCAATGTGCATCTTAAGTTTTCTAAGTTTGAAGTTAACCATAATCCTTATGGTAAAGTATTAGAACATAAACATACTACTATAAGACTATATGATGTTACTCAATCTCTTTATAATAGTAACATTAAGGCTAAATTAGTTTATGAATCAACTTTAGATCCAATACGTTCTCTAGTATTAGTACGCTCTAAAGAGATAGCTCCGGAGTTTTCTCTAGATGCTACCAACTTAGGTATCTATTATAATAGAGAATATCGTATAGATGTTTGTTATGTAGCTGATAATGGTTTAGTATCTGCTATAGGTTCTGAGATCTTTAAAACACCTAAGATTCCAACAACACTAGTATCTACTCCAGTGGTTAAAGAAAGCTATATTATGCCTACTGGAGAAATACATCTTATAGTTGCTGAACTAGATGAATCTAAAGTTTCTATAAAGAATAATTCTGAAGATACTATAGAATCCACTACATTTACCCTATATAAAGGTAAAGAAGTTATCTATACTAAAGTAGCTACTTATGATAAGTTTAAATTTGCTATTAAAGATTTTGATAATGGTCTTATAGGCAGATTAGAACCAGGTGTTGAGTATTGGTTAGAAATCCAATATAAAACCAAAGGTAATATAGTTAGCCCAGTAACATCTGTTAGATACATCGTAGGTGAAAACACTAATAAAGAGTTAGGTATTGTTAAAACTTATGTTAACGGTAAAAGAGCATGCTTTAGGTTTAATAACCTACCAGAAGATACTGAATATACTTTAAGTAAAGATAATCTTATTATAAGCGATAAAATAGTTGGTAACACTTTAAATCTCTTTAACTTATATCCTAATAGTGAATACACTCTTAAAGTATTGGATAAAGAATTAATATTTACCACTGATAAAGATGCTTATTATAGTGCAGAAGAGTTGAAACTAATGAATGCTAGATGGGAACTAGAGTATGATAAGTTCTTTAGAGGTAATTATCTTAGAACCTATATTACTCCAAGCATAGCACATTATAAAGTTAAAGATCCTTTACTAACAGATCTTATACGTTATAAGCGTGTTAGTATACATCTATCAGAATCTAATAGTAATCCTATATTCGATATGATATTCGATACTAAATTAATTAATAACGCTTCTATCTTAGAAGGAATAAATACTCTTAATTTCTTTACTAAAGAGAGATTCTATATTAAGGTTCAGTTAGGTCTTAGTAAAAGAGTTTGGTTAGAAGCTAAAACAGTTGAATTCTTAGTAGAAGAGTTTGATAAAGAAAAGTTTGTAGATCAGTTCATATGGGAACAAGATGATTATGAATATCTTGACAAACCTATTTTAGATTCTGTAGATAACAAAGATGATGTTATGTACCCAGATTCTTATAAAGCTAAAGATCGTGTTCTTAAACTAGTCGTTACTATGCCTAAGCAGTTTATGGAATATGTAGAACGTTTAGATATTTATTATAATACTAAATACGGTCCTTATTTCGTTAGTAGCTATCAATCAGCTGATAAACCTACTAAGAACTATAAAGGAGAATCATTGTTCTTCTTACTACCTTATAATGACAATATCTTATATTCAGACTTTAGAGATCTAACTTCCGTTATTTCTACTAAGCCTGTTAACTTAGTTAAGATGATTACATTTAAAGATGGTAGTGTTCTAACATTTTAATATTTATACTAGTACATAGAAGGGAATTTTATATCCCTTCTATGTACTAGTCTTTTAGTTCCATGACCTATAGGTAAAGTACTGTTTTACCTATGATTTTTACAAGAAAAGGATAGGAGGTTCTTATGTCTTTACAAGACCTTAAACCCGATAATCAAGTTTCTTATATTCAGGGTGGTAGAAAACTTGGAGTCTATAATGGTGATGTTAAAACAGGTACTTATATAGATATCCATGGACATTTTATCAATGCTGATGGTTTTGCTTTAGACGAGAACGGTTATATTATGTTCGATAAAGAAGGTAAACCAATCATGGGAGATACACCATCTTATATACCTATAGATAAATATCAGGAAGATGGTATCCCTTGGCTATCTGAATATGAAAAACGTAAAAGAGAACCACGTAAGATAGGTGGCCCTACAGCTACTTCCGATACTTTACTACTTACATGTTATTTCGATATTTTTAATATTAAGTTAGATGTTCCAGATGAACTTATTTTAGGCCCAACAGCTTTCTATAAGTGTTGGAAACATTATATGTTCACATGTAAAACAGTACAAGTCATGTGGGGTAATGTTTTTAGAACAGGTGATATATAAGGAGTTAAAATTATGGCTGTTTATAATGTTCCTTATGGGGAAAATAACAGAAAAGATGATTATCTAGCGAATGTCGAAAGGTTTCGTACTAAAGATGAATTACAAACATCAGTACGATTCCACGACGAAATTCCTTTAGATAATATTAAACAATATATAAAAGGTATGCCTTGGGAAGTTGACTATTATAACCAGATAGGAGATATTAACGATATAGATCTTGTACCGGATAGTAAACTTTCAGTAGGTAGTCAGAAGTATAATAGAATACAAAAGTTAAGGATCTTTATAGATAGGGCTTTAGATCAAGCTGCTGTTAAAGATCTTAAAGTCTCTGGTATAATCAATGCTAACTTCAGGCCTAGAAAATATGATGTTTTCATAGCTACATTAATGGGCGGTAGAATAGCACTTTTTAAAGTTGCAGATGTTCGTATGGAACATTATAACTTACATCCTGTGTATGCTGTTGATTTTGAAATAGTTAGTTTTTTAGAAGATAACGATAATCTTTATAATACTTTAGTAGGTAAGACTATCGGTAATTACGTTTATAATAAAGACTATAATCGTAATAATGCTGATGTTATTCTTACTAAACAAGAGTTCGCTTTAATAGAAGATGTTAAAGATGCTATAGAAGATATAACAGACTATTATTTTAGAACATTCATAGACCCAGATACTAAACTACTTAAATTACCATCTACTTCTGCTATAAATTATGTAGACCAAGAGTTAGGTAAGTTTTGTAGAAGAGTATTCAGTGTTATGGATTATCCTATGTTAACAGAGATGCAAACTGTTGACTATGATATGGATAAGACTGTTCGTTATACTATATGGGATGTTATCTTAGAACGTAATATGAAGTTACTTAGAAGAGCTGAACCTTTCTTAGGCTTCATACCTTCTCCTATACCTAAATCAAATTTCAACAGCATTCATGCTTACTTTATGAATATTGATTATATAGTAGATAAAATAGAAACTAACCATACTATTTTAGGTGTTGAAGATACCTCTACTTATCCAGATCTAGGACAAGATAAATTTCCTATTCTTAATGCTGTTAGAGAAGATGATAATAAACACATTATCAAAGCAGCTAAAGCATGGGATGAATTTATTCCACAGTTAGATTTCAATGTTAAGAAGACGGTATCAGGAGAAGGCGTAACTACGCCTGTTAAAGAAGTTCTATATGGTAAAGAACCAGAAGTTCCTAAACCAGAACCTAAGTTCCAATTAGATAATCTTAATACTCTTATTGGTAATAAAGTAGAGAAAGAAGATAAGACAACTGATGAACCTAGCAGACCTATAGATCGTAAGATACCAGATATAAGAGCTACTAAACAATATAAAAGACAAAAGGATAAATAATGTACTTAAATCTTAAAGAGAAATTAATCTTATTTTGGATAGCTATCTTTACTATTATCTCTGGATTCTTCGGTTTGATTAGTTTGGCTATTGGTTTCGTAGGTATGTCTATACTTTATTACTCTGATAAAGCTAAAGAGAAGATAGTTAATTTAATACGAGGTGAGAAATGTCAATAGCCTATGATACCACTCCCATTATAGAAGTTAAAGAACTTAGACATGATTACATTCTGATTAACTTTCACCATGTTAGTGAACAAGATCATGCCGATGATTTAGATTGGATTAAAGTAACTTGGTCAACGGGAGATAGTATTACTACATCAGAAAGAACTGCTTCTATAGGTTCTTCTGGTATAGCTGGTACTAAAGTAAAAGTTGAAGTTATTTATGTCTACAATGATCTAGAAACAGTTCCAGCTACTTTAGAAATAGATGTTCCTGAGGTTCCTCTGGATCCTGAATTATCAGTTGATACTAACTCTGAAGATTATCTTAACATACCACAGACTAATCTATTTATAGACTCTAAACGTCTTATGTATGCTGATGAGAAAGGTAAGTTAACTAAAGTTATTTTACCATCAGATCCACATATAGAAGAGATTAAGAAACTAATACCAGAATCTAAATGGAAATACCTTAATGAACGTTTAGTAACGAATCCTGATGATAGTAATACTTTAGTAGACTTATTTACTGGTTTAGTAGTAAATCAAGAACTTAATGTAGTTAGTAAAGTAGACGATGTTGAAGAGAAAATCAAACTTCTTAAAGAAGCTTGGTTACATAAATTAGATAATCCTGATAAACTTCCTGATCTCCCTAAACCAGAAGAGAAAGAAGATGAGAATGCTCTTAAGACTTATGTTTTAGGTAGACAGTTCTATGCTGGTAACCTTGTTAAAATGACTATGTTCGAAAAAGAGGTTACTAAGTATATCCAAGGTAAACAACTAGATATAAATATCCTTATGGACTTCTATAAAGAATTTCCAAGTTGGAGTACTGTAGAGAAATATTATAAACTACCTATCTTGGTAGTTATGCTTAAGGATTATATAGCTAGCGTTAGAACGGAGATCTAACATGTTGTTAAATAAATACGAATTAAGAAAGAATCCACCTGGTAAAGTCGTTAATAGTAAATTAGAATTACCATTACCAGATCGTAGTTATTTTTGTTATGCTCCTCAAATCTCTTTATACACTGAAGACCAACTTAAATACTTCGGAGTACCTCAAGAGGGTTATGTAGATGATTTAGGTAATGCTAATCTTAATAAGATGATACTTGTTAAATGGACTATATCCGAAATGCTAGATGCTTATATTAACGGTTATCGAGTCTCTTTAGAGAATCGTAGTGATGTTATTAAAATAACAGAAGCTATTGACGAGTATTTTGAACAGGTTAATAACATACTAGATGTAGGCGATGGTAGGAAATATAATTTTGACGAACGTTTAGAAGCACTAGATGGTTTTAATAGGAGTATCTATACTCTTAACTATGGAACTATTGCAGCAAGAAGAGAAGAGATTATTAAGAAAGCTTCTTTAAAAGATATGGCTCCAAATGTTGTATTCCAAGAGTTACGTCAAATACCTATCATAGAGAGAAAAGACGGTTTACCAGATAATGTACCTATTAATAAATATTCAGATCGTTCTGTAACTCGGCCTGTAGTTGGTAATCCTCTAGCTCCAGTATATGAGCAAGAACCTACGTTTGATTTCAATAGGAACTATGAAACAAGATTTAGAGATCCTAATGAACGTCGTATAGCTGCTGAATATGAAAAAGCCAAGAATAAACTTGGTGATATATAAATCATAAGGAATAGAAAATGCATATAGAAAAGAAATCTAGCTGCCCTATAATTAATAACCTTAAGGGAGCTATAGAAACAGTTAAAACAATAGAATCTTATCTTAACGATCCTAAACAAACTATCCAAGATGAGATAGCTAAGATCTCTTATGGTAAGAACTCTTTAGACGAAGTTAAACTAAGGAACTTAGAGAAAGGTCTTAATTCAGATCTTACCTATCATGTTGCTACTAGCCTTGGTAAGAAAGAACTTGCTGATGCTCTATCTTTTAGAATAGAAGAGATTAAGAAACATTTTAAATCTAAGTTTACTAAGATAAGAAACAACAGTAAGATCTTGAACAATGCTCTTAAAGCTCTAGATGAGAACTTTAATAACGGTGCTATAGAGACTAGATGGGCTGCTATTAACTCTAGCCAACTCTACCGTAATACTTTCTTACAAAGACTAGAAAGGGATTTTGAACCATCGCTTAGAGGTATTCAATATAGAATAGATTTCAATATTGACACTAAGAAATTACTTATCATTCTTAAAGTCTTTATAGATAAACTACTAGAGAAACAATCTGTTAATAAACTACTTGAAGTTAATACAACTATTAAGAATCTTCTTGATCTTACACAAGATCTAGAACATATGGAAGTTGTTGTACCGCAAGATGCTCTAGATGAACAGAAAGTTCCTGCTGAGTCAAGAACATTCCAAATAGAAGTACCTATCTTAACTAAAGAAGATACTGGTAAACTTATTAGAGAAGTTGCCCTTAAGATAGAGAACCTAGATGATGTTTCTGTAGATATTTTAGCTGCTATTGATTCTCTTAGAGAACCTTTAGAGAAATACTATCAGAAGTCAACTGGTGATATTAATGTTATTTCAGATGTTCTTGTTAATGGTTATACTTCTATAGTAGAAGAAACACTACCAAGAATTCAAACAGCTATAGATAATATCACTTTAGAGTTTATAGATACACATACTACAACAGAAGCATTCCATAATAGAATCACTAACTATCTTAATGTTCTTATAAGGATTATAGATATTGAAAATTTTATGTCTACATTAGCATATGAAGTTACTTCTGATGTAGCTAAAGACTTTAGCGATTATCTAGCTCTTTATAACCTTTATACATTGATTTTACTGTATGGTGTAACTTCCAATACTAAACCTAAAGTAGATAGACCAGAAGCTTAAATTAAGAGGAATATAGAAGATGAGTACTAATAAGATTATACAAGGTGGGTTATTAGATCTAGATGTTGAAATGGTAATCAATAACCCTAAGGCACCTAAAGGTTCTTATACTTATGAAGCTGTGCTCTCTTCTCCTAAACTCGATTATAATATTCCTATGTTAAGGAACTTAGAATGGAAGAGAGATTTTAACAATGGTACATGTGAAGATCTAAGATTGATTTTCGTTATGGACTCTGCTGTCTATAGGAACTTTATTCATCAGCATCAAGATCATCTTGAAGTTACTATAAATAAAAAGAATGCTGATCTTATAGTGGATAGTACAAGATATAAATTCATTATTCTTAATAGTTCTGCTAAGAATAGAAAAGAACTTATGAATACTTTAACAGATAGTCAGCTTAGTTCTTTCGTACCTATGGAAATAGAAGGCCAATGCGTTGATCAAGACTTTTACTCTTTAGACGATATTACTATAGAAGGTGTTTATAAGAACCAAGATGTTAAAACTGTTATAAGTACTGAAATGCTTCATAACTTAGCTAGAATAGAATATGGAGCAGGTAAACCAGAAGTTTCTTTAGATATTATAGAACCTGATAATACTAATAAATACGGACATATCTTAGTGCCTACGGGAACTAGATTATTAGAGTTACCAATATTATTACAGAATGGCGATAGCTATGGTGTTTATAATGGTGGTATGGGAGTATTTATACAGAAGTATAAAAAGAAGAAATATATATTCGTTTATCCTCTTAATGATATTAAACAATATGATACTAGAGAAGATAAACTAATGTTAATGAGATCTATTAACCCTAGAGTAGGTACATCATACCCAACTTATCTTATAGATGGTAAAGTACTTAAAATCATTCCTTCTCCAGAATATAAATCTTTAGAGAATGAACAGAATGAACTTATTAAACACGGTAATAGCATTTCTTATTCAAATCCTGATAACGTTTATAAATCCTATAGGAAGATAGAGAACGGAAGTACTCTTAAGGGTAATAAGAAAACTAACGTAACTACTATAAGTACTAAGGATATGAAAGATGGTTCTAATAGAACTACCTATATAGGTACTGTTAATAACGTGTATCGTTATAGAAGTTCTGTTATTATTAATACATTATCTATCTTTAGTTTTGATTGGTATGGATCTGATATAGATCTTATCTATCCTGGTATGCCAGTTATGTTAATTTTAGAACATAAAGATAATGGACTAATAAAGTTAAAAGGTAATGTACAATCGGTAGCACAAATGTATGCTAATGATTATAAAGAAACACACGGAACTATAAACATAGCAGTTCAATCTCCAGAGGTATTTATGGATATGAACGAATATGAGGATAGCGGACTTAAAAGCAAATAAAAAAGAAGATACAGTATACATAGAGAACATTCTCTATGTATACTGTTAATATTATTATTTAATGTGTAGTTTAGACTCTACGAAGAACTCACGTTCTTTGTGTTCACTTTTTTACCTATATTAAAACCCTCTACAGGCCTATGATAGCCCATTACGCGACTATAAACAACGCACTTTGTACGCTGGCTTTCTAAGTTAGCTAATATCTCTTGATCCGACATATTAGCAACTGATTGAGTTTCTACCATCTCTTCTCCTTGTATAAGATTATCTTATGTAATAACTTTCAACATATTTTACTTTAGCGCCATCTTCAGGATCTGGTACTATGCCTAATGAAGACGTATATACCGTTCCTTTATATTCTAAGTCTACTATAATAGTTAATACGTTATCTGGTATAGTGATTTGTTTAAAGAACTCTCTAGCAAGTACCCTAGACAGCATTGTATGGAACAACTCTCTATTAGCTTGCTCTATAAAGTCTTTAGAAGAACCCGATAACTCTTCTACTAGTTTAAGAATCTCTTCTACTAGTTCAGTATGGTTCTCTGCTAAATACTGAAATCTATTTACTTGTTTAAAACTTACCATAGACCCTCCGTATCATCTTGTCTAGCTTTTACTTTAACTGGTTGTACCTCTGGAGCTACAGTAGTACTCTTTTTAGCTTTCACTGGTTCATAACCATGTTGATAACGTTTAAAGATTTCAACCCATCTTTCTCTAGCTTCTATATTAGAATCACTAACACAGTTATTGAATTTAGAAAGAACTTCACTTATGAATCTATCACCACATGCTGGCATATAGTTACACTCTTGATTATATTTAAAAGGAATATCTCCTATAGTTATACCTTTAAAAGCAGCATTAACTTTATCATAGTCAACAGTAGGCTGTCCATATAAAGCCGGAACATTATATAGTACTTTAGTATTGTCTTCATCGTCTACAACACTAACTTCTCTTTTACCGCCTGCTGTTAGTTCCATCCATTTCTTAAATGCTGGTGAACCTAAAGCATTCTTATCTTGATTATCTTTAGCTAACGCTACGAATAACCCTAAATAACCATATACAAAATTAGATTCTGTTATTTTGCTTATAAGAGCATTATCGGATATTTTCATATTCTTAGTAACAACATCTATATACTTTTCTGTTGCCTCTTTAAAGTCTTCCCTAAAGATATTGTCTTTATCTTTAATTCTTATCATATTAGATTCCTTTTATCAATATTCAATATCGTAACGATATTTTTCAATCAGTTTAGTTTCAAACTCTATGATACCAGATTTTCTACCTCTGATAGCTCGTGTAAGTTTATATTCTTCGAAATTTCGTACACATGTAACATCAATGTTAATATTGACTATACCATCTCCCATTTCTTTAACTTCTATAATAGGAGTAACTTTCTCGAAGAACTCTCCATAGAGTCTTTCTATATCGGATTTAATAGCATCTGAAAGTCTTTCAGGATTAGTCTCTGTTTGTAAAGTATATTTTAAGGATATTATCTTACCACGGAAGATATTAGATTGCGAATAATCGGAAGCTTGATAGTACTCCCATAGTTTAGACATTTGAGATAATGGTGTTGTATCCCAACCATCTACTGTTAACGTAGGTATAACAGGTGTCATATTAGAACTCCTTGTCTTGTAATCAGGAATTTGTAAATAGCTTATTAATATATGAATATAATCTGTTCTAATCTTATATTCAACTACATGAATTTTTCCTAATTGTGATCATAGCGTAAGGTAAAACTTACGCTATGTTTTTTATATTCCGTTAATAAATGAATACAGTTAAGAGAATTGTATTCAAGATGATTCTTTCCTTTTAGTAAAATACAATAATTTTCAGTATGCATTCTAGAGTAATATCTAGAGTGCATATTTTTATTTCGTTAGTTAATAGTATGAATACTTAAAGAGACTTAACCCTTTAAGATTCAAAAACCAATATATCGAATTTGGTATATGTTCTAGAACAAAAGAAGATAGATTAGAGAGTAATACTCTCTAATCTATCTTTCTATATTTTCTGCTGGTATAATATCTTTTATACTAAGATCTAAAGAGTATTTATTTCTATAGTATCCTAATGCTGCCGAATAAACAACATAATAAACTCTATCTGGAACCATGGTATCGTTCCAGTTAGCCATTGTTATACCATTATTACGTTCGAAATTATAGATACCAGTAATAGTCGTATTACCGAACCTATAGAAGTTACAAAACTTACTTTTACCGGCATTAAAAGCACTTTTAAATTTCATCTTAGAAATAAATAATGGAGTATCCCATTTATTACCAAAAGGAGCTAATGCCTCTACTTGTAAAGCAAAAGCTAATGATAATCGAGCTGGGTTAATATATGTTAACACATTAAGATTATTAACAGGTATTTGGCCATTTAACGCTTCTTTAACTTTATCCGAGAATAACTTCCTAAACTCGTCTAAATGATGTGTATAGATCTCAACACCGCAAGCACCCATATGTCCAGCTGCTTTAATAACTATATCAGGTCTTAATGCTTTAATATCTTGTAAGATACTTAATAAGTTAACATCTAATATATTTCTTCCAGATCCCATAAGGATAGTATTGTCTTTATTAGCTCTGAAAACGATAGTCGGTCTATTATAAGTTTCACCCACTTGAGAGGCTACTGGACCTGCTATACCATAGTCAGTTACAATATCAACCACAATACCAAATACATCTGACATATCAGGATAAAGCTCATCAACTTTTGCTATAGCTTGTGCAACTACTTCACGTTGATTAGTTTTCCTTCTATTATTCTCTTGGTTAGCATAAACAAGAAATCTTTCTATAGACTCTGGATCTTCTATAAACCCTCTAAAAACAGTTCTTTCCGTAGAACATCTATTACCAGAGTTAAAGAACGGTCCTATAGACCAAGAAATGTTTTTATCTTTAGGAACCTTAGGAAGACTTAACATCTTCTCTAGCTTAATAAAAGAAGGGTCTTCTCTTTTAGCTAGTTGTCTCATACCCACAATATACATAGCTCTATTGTGTATATTATTCAATGGCATTTGATCTACAACAGTTGAAATACCTACATAAGGTAAAAGAGAATAAAGTTCTTTCTCATCTCTTCTTAAAGCTTTATGAATAGCAGAACAAAGATTGAAGCCAACATGACAACCAGAAATACCTCTAAAAACCATATGATCTTCTCTCATAGGGTTAATAAATCCTAACACATTTCTAGCCCTAGTTCCGTCTGGACATTCATGGTGATCTGTAACTAATGTTAATATATTACCTTGATTTTTAAGAATAGTATAGCTTTCGTCGTTTAAACTCATTTTGTTCAGTATGGTTCGTTACTCCATACCCGGGATGTTACCCAGCTCTAACTTTCACTAGAGATCAGACTATATCACTACGTTAAAGCGTAGTCCCACATTTCGATTTAAGGGGTTCTCACCCACCCACTCGGGCCCTACTCCTGTTGTGCATTTAGACCTGCACTAAAGGATAGTCGTTGAAGCCACTCCATATACATTATGTACTTAGGAGCTTCCTTGCGCCGGTTACCCATTGTAGCATACGATAGCGTTTTTACTATGCCATTATGAATCATTACTCTAATGGTATACTAGTCTATTTCTAGCTAGTAGTAGTATCTATCATCTTTAGGGCTTTCCCGCAGTTAGAAGGATTTCTAAAAGAGTTAATTCTCTTTTAGGGCAGTTAATGTTAAATAATTAGTTAAATCCTTAGGTCTTAGTGTTGGATCAAGTTTCAAATTTTCTATTAATTCTACAAAATTCCTATAAAACACATTGTTATGTTTATATTGCCAATAATAAGATATAAAATTAATTAACAATTTTTCAATATTGTCTTTATTTTTATAAGATATTCTTAGTAATGGTATGTCGTATATTTTTGCGAATTTATTTTTTAATTCATCGCGCGTCTGAACGGTTTTAAAGTATTCTAACCCACCCCATGCTTCAATTGGAACAAAATGTTGAATACCATCAAACTCTATTAATAAGTTCAGTTTTGGTAAATAGAAATCATACCGAAGTTTTAACCCTCTTGTTTTAAACATCGGTAGTCTATATTGCCTAATATACTCAATTTTATTTAATACCAAAAATTGTTTTATTATTTCTTCGCTGGTGCTTCCACAACATTTAGTGCATGCTATAAGACGTCGCCTTTTCCTTAATAACTCATACGGTAGTGCGCTAAATTCACCATGGATCGGGCATATTAAAGTAATTGGAGTGCTCCCATTAACATAAATAACTTTGCTATAATCAACAGTATCGCCAAATTTATTTTTTAATTTATCTAAAAATACATTTTCCGGTATACGTTTGCGTTCAATTGAACATAATAAACAGATATCTTTTTTATACTCTGTTTTCGGCACCCAATTAACTCTCTGTATGCCATGTTGCGGACATTCAAATGTTATTATACGTTTTTGATAACGGGTTTTTGTCTTCTTACTTATAATCCATACTCTATCTATTTTATTCTTAAATGTATACATAGGGTATAGTCGTTTATACATAGCTATAATTTCATCGTCACACACTATTGGCGTTTTATTTGCTCTGTTTTTATTACAAATAATACTTGCGCATTTTGGGCAACTACCCCCTAGCACTAAAGCATTGGTATTGTCACGATTATAAATATGTGTTTTAGCTAGAACAGTAAAATCACCATGCACTGGACAATTAACTGTTATTTTCGAGCGAATGTTGATAAATTTTGTTTTAGTATAATCATATGCATTATTATGTATACTAATTGCGCGTTTTAAAAATTCTTCTTTTGATAACTTGACTGCCACGTAAGCCCTTTTAAATAAAAATAATCATTTAAAATTTTTTACCATGGTCTAAGGTTATGATTAAAGCTATCTTCTCTTCTCTATTCATATCGAGTATTTCTTGCGTATATTCTTTATTAAAACCATTACCATTTTTTCTTTGGTTAGGTAATGCTTCTACATATTCATATTTTAGAATATTGTTAAAGTATTTAAAAACAGTTATACCAGATGTAAGTCCATCACAGTCATAGTCACAAGCTATCAAAATCTTTTTCTTATCTTCCATTAACTTTATTATATGTTCAACCACAATAAGATCTGAGTATTTATCTAATTCAAACTGTAAATCTACTTTAGGATAAATATATTGTTTTCTAAGAGAAGCTAAAGATTCATTATCTGTATTAAACGTACTTTCATAATCATAAACTTTATCACCATTCTCTATTGTCTTTTTAATATTAATATCGTAAAACTCTTTTATCCAGTCTTTTTTTTCTCCAGTATATGTTATACCATATCTGGATAATGCTTCTTGATTTATTTCCATGGTAATATCCTTTCTCTTAATACCGTTTTGTCTGATTTTAAAGTACATTGTACTGTATACAAGGAACCTTATGAGAATTTTAAAGTTAATAAATAATAAAATTGAGCCAGTAGAAGCCATAGCTCAATTTAACAAAAAGAAAGATAATAAAGACGGTAAGTTTGGATATACTATCCAACACGGTTCTTTTGGTAATGATCTATGGACTATTAAAACTTATTTGCACACTAGGCATTTCCCAGTTGGTAAACCTGGTAGTAAACTTAAACTAGATGAAGATAAATATACTTTCAGTGCTATCCATAAAGATGGTAAGCCTGTTAAAGACCAAAGAGGTAATAATATCTATATTATAAGTAAGGATCAAAACTTCTATAACTTAGATACTATCATTTTATTCTGGAATCTCCCTATCATACCTAACTCTGTTACAAGTTATGCATTATTCGGTTCTGCTAGAATGATAGCAGAAGGAACTCATGGCGTATTCCATGTTGATAATGTTATTAAAGTACCAGCTCCTGTTTTAGAGATAACTGGTAGTTGTACATTAGAATGTTATGCTGATGATATTGCTAATAATGTTAGAATAACACAAACCATAACATATGATAGTGCATCTGATCGATGGGAAGCACAACCTAAGAAAACTGAACCATTAAAAGGATAAGAGATGTTAATAAGCGAAGGTAGAACATTTGGAACTGTCTCTTCTAATGTTACAAAACAAAAAGGCGGTTTCTACTGTGCTGGTGAAAGAACTGTAGTCATTGGTTCTACTAGCAAGAAAATAGATAAGAAACTTAAGTATAATCCAAATATGTCTGTTGCAGAACAAGCTTATTTAGAACTACTTAAACAATATCAACGTTAAGGAGATAGTCGTGTACCGTAATGTCAATGACCTTATAGAGAATGAGTTCTATAGGGTTAAAGTAGATAAGAAATTTTACGATAAATTAGAACACTATCTTAAAGATCTTAAATATAAATCTGCTGGTACCGATAATAGTGAATTCCTAGGAAGTAACCTCCTGGGAGTTCACAAGTTTTCTTTTAGTCGGTATGACGATAGAGATTTCTTTAAGAACCTTCTCTATGCTGATGAAAGTAGATATGAAAGAGCCTTTAAGATGTTAGAAGGTGTTAATGCTAATTTCAAAGTTAGTAGTAACCATACTTATCTTACATGTGTTATTCTAATGCATCTTACTTATAACAGTAACTTAGATAATAAAACTAAGTTAGAAGTAGTTAAAGATCTTTTTATGGTTATAGCTTATAAATCATTTGGATCTATATATAATCATTTCTTTAAATATCCTGCAGATCCTGCTATAGCTAAAATAGTCTTTGAAGAATTGAATAATAAATACCTTCTTAAGAAAGCTGGTAATTGGCAAGGAGTATTTGATTATCGTTCTGAAGATGTTCTCCCTGGAGGCATATTCGAAGAACGTATTAAAAATCTAACTGTTGAAAATCTAGTAGATGTTGTTAATGGTATTTATAATAGATTTAAAGATATTATCAAGAACCTATACGTTATATACCTAGATGTTCTTAAGAAGAATGAAAAGATCTTAGCAACTTCTAAAATAGTAACTACTGGTGAAACTGATGAAAGAGAAGAAGAATTCGGAGACTCTATAGGTGGAAATAGAAAATATATTGTCTATATTAAATCTATAATCAATAGAGAAGAAGATTTTGTAGATGGTGATTTACTTTATGTAGTACAAACCATTTTACCAACTTGTAGATCTGATAAGTTAGAACAATTTGTATCTGGTTTAACAAAACTTCCATATCCAGAAGATACAAGAAGAGACTATATAGAAAAGATATTAACTTCTAGTTTTAGCTATCTTGTAACTAAAGGTATCCTAGGTGATTATGATAAAAAGATATTCGTTTGTCTTAAACACTTAAAAGGCTATTGGATGGCTGGTAATATGAAAGATAAAGAAGCCAAAGAAGCTAAAGACATGGCAAACGAGTTAGCATATGGAGTACTTATGACTCCTAATAGAACTATGATTCCAGCTATAGCTATTGGTTTTATTTTATATATTTTCCTTAAAGCTATAAAAGGGTTTAAAAATTAATTGATTCTTAATCTTACCTCCTTTCCTAAGAAAAAGAATCGAACTAATCACTATTAACTCCTTTTAGTGTTAAATAAAATAAGAACGTAACAGAGAGTAGATGGCTATGCCATCTACTCTCTGTTATCTAATAAGTCTTCTAACTGATCATCGGTTAGACCTATAATATAAGAAGGAAGTTCTAACTTAAGTGTTATATAGATTTCGTCTTCTATAGCAGCTTCGTATTCCATATCTTCAAAAGCAGATTGGAGTAACTTATAGAACTCTTCAACTGGAGTTAGTTTTTGTCTTTCATTAGCTGTAGCTAGTGATTTAACTATGAAATCTATTTTATCTAATACGTACTCACCAGCTTGAGTATCTAAGATATTATAGATTTTATCCATAGTACTATCAGTTACTTTATATGTAGCTAATTTGGACTTGATGGTATCTAAGTCATTGGTAATAAGACCAATGTCTGTATCATCATTTTCTGGATACCCGTTTAAAGGTATAACTAAATTGGTTTCTAACATTTTTAGTTCTTGCATACTAAGTCCTGTAAGATTGATATATATTTAAGTTTGTTCTTCATAGTTAATGTAACTGTTATATTGTCGAATATATTTACAGTAACATCTGCTCTATAGAACATATCAGCTAGAGTATCAAGAGCTTCTTGAGTACGTTCATTATGAATGTGCTCATCTCTTTCTTCTAGATAAATATCGTTATGATAACCTTCTATCTCCCTCTTAGCTGCTTTATAGAATTTAAGAATACGAGTCATAATGACAGCTAGCTCATATGCATATGTTCCCTCTGCATAGTCTTCTACGTCAACAGGTATATTCTCATTTACATTAGAAAGAACAGATAGAAATTCACCTATCTTACCTTCTATATATTCCTCTTTATGAGGAATATAATTAGATACTGTGCACTCTGCTACGAGTTTTAAAATCTGTTCCATGTTTTTCCTTTATGAAATTGTTTTTAATTTCTAACGTTAGTGTTTTACCATCTAAAGTAAATGTAGGTGGATTAGTTGTTATAATCTTCTCTACTTTATTAAAGATAAGTATTAAGTACTGGATTAATGTTCCTAAATCATTCCTATATTTAAAACTATACATAATATCTCTTATGTTTTCACACTTAGGAGATAACGGAGGAACACGTTTACTTCTGTTAACATACTTTATGCATTCTTTATTACAATAGTCGACTATAGCAAGATAGAAATCTGCTATAAAGTCAGTTCTTATGTAAATGAATGTTGAGTTCTTATTAGCGTTATATAGACCGATCTCATAGAGCTTATGAATAAACTGATCGAAATCTAGTTTAATAAGTTCTAATGGAATATTCTCGTTTTCAAACGTAACAGTATGTTTTATCACTTTGTAGTTAATAGCAGTTTCAGAAGTTAACATATCTAGGTCCTTAATGGTTATCTATTGGTCTTCACTTGGTTTGGTTACTATAGGCTCAGAAGTTGGTAAAATAGAAATATAGAAATAATCATCTACAATGTTTATAAAGTAATGACCATTATCTATAAGATTTATTATTTTATCTTCTAAATCTATATGGGACGCAAACTGGGACGCAAGTTGTTCCATGGTATCACGTAGTTCACTATCAGTATCGGATAGCGTATCTATGTTCTTAGTAACGAAATCTATAAACCCAGGATAAGTATCGAGACCGTTTCTTTTAGCCAAGATATTATCTCTAACGGAAATTTCATAGCCTTTAATTACTTGTTTAACTAAACGTAGCATGAAATAATGCGCTGCGTTATACTCTTCCATAGGTTTAGACTCTAAATACTTATTAAGAACATGTGTTAAAGCCCAAGTATCTGACTTATCTTTCATCTTTTCTTTAAGCCAATGAACATCACCTAGATGTTGAATAGTAGTTTTAAGTACGTTATAGTCTCTTACTCTATGTGTACAAAAAACTTTACTAGTTATACCATGCACATTAACTATAGAAAGATAGTCTTGAGAAGGTATATCTAAAACCAACTGAGGAAATTCCCTTAGATCCATAACTTAACTCCTTATACAATTTTCTTAAGATATAGTTTAAAACCAGATAATGGATAATGTCTTAACTTAAGTAGTATAGACTCTATAACATATTTAGCTTCCATACTTACATGGTTACCTAAAAGATATGTTTGTCTAACACTATTAAGTTTCCAAGCGAATAGATACTTACCTTGGTTAAGTAATGTTTTCTTACATACAGCGAGACTTAATTCTCTTAGTCTATCAAGAAGTTCGACTAGTTCTCCATCGTCTATACGATGATATAACATTTCATCTAGAAAAGGAACTGGTCCTGTTTTAAATATACGTTCCAAAATTAACTTACGTAAGTTATCATCTGCTAATGTATCTCTATAATATTGAAAGTCCCTATTTTCATTAAGCGCCTGTATTCTACAGGACAAAGCCTCTAAAGTAAGTGTAAAACTACCAGAGAAGTGGTTGATAAAGACTGCTAAGTTGTTTCTGAATCCGTATGGATACATTGTGTTCTCCTTTTAATGTGTTTACTAATTAAAGAATATATAATCGAATAGTAATGAGGTTATAAAGCGATTATCACTCTATATATAGGCATAGAATATAGGCGAGGTAAAAAAGAAGCATAGAGTAGAGTTATCCTCTACTCTACGCTCTTATGATGCTAGTCTTAGATTTTCTAAGATCTCGATAGAATGTTTAAGCTTATTCTCTTTACATTCTTTTTCATAGACTTCGAACTCATGTTGATAATAAACAATCGTTCGTAGAACTGTAAATAAGGCTCGAATATAACTAAGATTAAATTTAATATAGCCATATAGGTCTAACTTTAACATCCGCTGTTTCGCTTGCACAAATGAATCCATTAGAAGTGTTAATACAAACACAACTCTTTTCATTCTTTTATATTTTAGATAGCGTGTTCTAAGTATGTCTAATTTTGCAACATACTTATGTAATAGAAACAATATGATGTTTATAACCATAGTATGCTCCTTATTTTATAATAGACTCAGCTAAAAACAGAAAAAATAAAAGATATAGCTAGCAGTCCACAATGGACTGCTAGTATATTTTAATCGAGCGTAAATGTAACTTCAGTAGCTACATCTGAAGTAGTGTAGCCATTAATACGGTAGTACTTATACGTACCACTGTTGAGAAGATCAAAAAGTTCATCTACGTCATCGGCACCAAATGTGTCTATTATATGTTCAACACTAGAAATGATATCATAGCTTAGATCTTTAATTGGAGACCTATTAGCACATGTAGCACCTGTTATATAGTTTTTAAGTACTATGCATAGATGGTAAACTTTATAGTCATTTAGTATGTCATTTACACCTGGTAGAGTTTTTAACCCCACACCACCTACTCTAACTGCTTGATCTAGGATCGTTCCTAGTTCAACCGGGAATTTAAATGTCTTAGTTATCATTGCAAAGCCTTTCTTTTATCTAATGTACCAATCACTACTAGCATATTTAGCTAGTGGAGCTATTATATGGTTTGGTGCGTAGTAAGACTCAAAGTCTTTTTCTACTACTTCATTACTATTCTTTCTAGTAAATACAGGAACACTAGCTATAGTATTAACTGGTTTACTTTGGTGGTTAATACCGATGATTAGATGTGACGCATTTTCTACGCCCTCATCATCTTCGATAGGTATATACCCAACTTTAGCACCATCTGCTGTAGTAACTTTGCGGAACATAGTAGCACCGTCGAAGCCAACATAACATTGTTTATTATAAGCCATTATATCGTTTTTATTAGTAGCGATAATCGTATCCAAATGTTCGAAGAAGAGTATATACTCTTTATCGGTAACGTCTATTATATACATAGGTTGTTTGTACTCGATATGTCCTCTTTTAGAAGTACCATTATAAGTACTATACATACCTTCTTTCTGATCGTATAGTGGTTTCAAGAGCACAAACTCTCTACTGCTATTAGGATCTATGTCTTCTGAAAATAATTTAACAGCAAGACCTTTAAAAGCCATTTTCTTTATTTCATCCCAGCCTATTCTCCAAGCTTTAAAAACCCAGATTCTACTAGGACATACTATCCTAACATGTTCTCCATTATTAGGGATCATACTGGTTTCTATTGCGAAACCACCTATTAAACTACTTCTCGATTTTTGAGCAATCTTTTGGTTTTGCTCAACCTCTTCTATCCAAGGTTTATTTATATAGACCTTCAGAGGTCTTACGTTGAACTGATACATATTGTTTCTCCTTTTAATAAATACTTTAGAAACACGGGATGCCTCCCACCTCATGGTTAATGAATGACCTAAGCAGCTTGCTACTTAGGTTTAAAATATCTAGAATTTTATATTTATTGGAAGTATTTTATTTCCTTCGCAATACGTTCTAGTGTGGGTACAAGAGAAGTCTTATAAGTGTCGAACATCTCTTTAGTACCTTTCTCTTTAATAGCAAGTAAATCTTCTTTAATATTTTTCAATATCATTGACAATTTACCACTATTCAGAGACGTAGTGTTAAAGACGTTATCTTTACAATACGTATATAGATCGTTAAAGCGTTCAGTATACGACTGTCTAGTAAGGCCTAACACAGGACTAGCCGGTGGTGGCATATTAACCTCCTTTCCAAGGGCCTAAGACATACAGCTACTACTAGAGTTCTGCCGGAACTCTAGTAGTAGTTATTTTATATCCTATCCTCTAAGCTAGTAAGAACGTATGTCTATACGTTCTCTATATTGATATTTCCAGATATAATCTGGAAACATGGATATAGAAGAACCTTTATGGCTCTTCTATATTGATAATATATAACTGTAAAAAAATGACTTTGACAGTGTAAAATAAAATAAATATAGAGCACACAGTAGCGTTTTGCTACTGTGTGTTTTTCTATTTTATTTCTCATTATTTATAAAAACTAGATAATGTAGCGTAAAGCCCCTATACATTACATATGTTATATTAAAGCACCACGATGGAAATACGTCGGGATTAATAGCCATATCTACTTTATTATCAGCTAGCGAGCCTAATGCGTCTAAAACTTCGAACAGCTTTTTTAGGAAATATTTCCAACGCTCATTAAGCTGATTATGATTATCGCGGCTATATACGAAAATTGCCGCTAGTTTATTAAAATCAAATTTCATATACGTTTCAAATACGGAGCCTGGTAATATAACACCCTTAAATAGTACATTATTCACTTTGTTAAATAAGTAACAATGACATATGGCACTTATTAGTGCTTGCATTCTGAGTTCTTCATCCTTGCTATTAAACTCTTTATCCGAAAAATGCGCAGTTATATTAGTCACTGCTGTATCTAGAAAATAGTTATTGGCATTACCGAAGTATACTTGTTCCATAACCTTATATTCATCTGTAACTTTGAAGTCCATTTTCTCTACTAACATACTTAGTGCATTACCAACGCTACCTGTTTGTAGGTCACCTAGTAGTCTCTCTGCCTTCTTAAGAACGTCTTGTTCTAATACTGAAAATTCCATTTGTTTCTCCTTATAGTAAAAATATAATAAGTAACTAAGGATTAATAATCCTTAGTTACCTAACTGTTGTTTTAATCGAAATATCTAGCTAAATCATTAGCTAGGGTTGGAGTCATTACATTATCTGTAGTTGCTTCTGGATCTAACTCTATAAAGTCTTCCCCAAGCTTAAATACTAAAGGTTCATTATTTACTATACCTGTTTCAGTTTTAAAAGCTTTATCACCACGTTTAACTTTAACATTCAACACGTCAAAGCCTATACCTTGATCTGGTGTTAGTTTAAACATGACTTTAACTTTAGTTCCAATTTTATCTTGGAACTTAGGTAGATCGAAGTAAGTAACCTTTTCTAGGTTACTAAACACATCTGTAGATATCGCTAAGAGCTCGTGACTCATTTCTTTCCTTTCTTAGGTTTTGGTTTATTCATAACTTTAGGTGGGTTACACTTAAGACATCGTAAATACGTACCGCCGTCTCTAGATGGAACTATCTGTTGCCAATTACCGCACTTAGGACATTTTTCATCTGATATTGGATACTTAGTTAGGAACTTGCAATCTGGATAACCAGAACAACTATAGTAAGCTCCAAACCTTCCTTCTCTTTTAACTAGTCCTTTACCGCAGTTAGGGCATTTACCAGCCTCATGAGTTATTTCAACTTCCTGATGTTCTACGTATTTGCATTTAGGATAACCAGAACAAGCTTTAAATTCACCATTCTTACCTGTTCTTATAACAAGTTCATGTTCCTTACATTTAGGGCACATTTCACCAGTAGATTTAGCTTCTGGTCTCTCAGAAGGTACCTCTTTAAACGCTTTATCTATCTTAGCTAATAATGGAGTACAATAACCATTAAGAACTGTATTCATATCAGTTTTACCTAATGCTATATCGTCCAGTTTAGATTCCATATTAGAAGTGAATTTATCGTCCACAACATCTTCGAAATACTTTTCTAAGAAGCTAGATAATTTCTCTCCTGTTTCTGTTATCTTCATAGCTTTACCTTCTGTCTTAACATATTGTTTCTTAAGTAGAAGGTTGATAGTGGCAGCATAAGTAGACGGTCTTCCTATACCAAGTTCTTCCATAGTTTTAACTAAAGAAGCAGCATTATAGCGAGCAGGTGGTTCAGTTTGTTTCTCTTCAAGTTTAACTTCTTGTATAGTTATCTCAGAGCCTATTTCATAAGGAGGTAAGATAATGTCTTCAGTAGTTTTATCTTTAAGTTTAGTCCAACCATCAAAAAGAACTTTACGTCCTACTATCTTAATAACGTTTTCATTACCATTAATAAGAACAGTTTGATTCTCAAGTTGAGAATCCGACATTTGACACATCATAGTTCTATTATAGATCAACTTATAAACTTTAAATTGTTCTGGTTCTAAGAACTTCTTAGCGTCTTCCAATGTAAATGTTATGTCAGTAACACGTATAGCTTCGTGAGCTTCTTGGGCGCCTTTAGTTTTATTTTCATAGACTCTAGGTTCTGAGTGTAAATACTCTTTACCATGATCTTTAAGTATTTGATTCCTTATAGCTTTAACTGCTTCATCAGCAAGGTTAAGACTATCGGTTCTCATATACGTTATAACACCTTTACGACCATGAGGAGTATCAACACCCTCATAAAGCTTCTGTGCTATAGACATAACTTTAGTTGGGTCATAACCAAGTTCTGTAGAAGCCGCCTGTTGTAATGTTGTAGTCTTAAAAGGTGGTTGTGGTTTATAAGAAGCTTTCTTACTAGAAATGTCAGCTACTTTAAATTTATCTTTCTCTATAGAGGCTTTAATATCAGAAGCTTGTTGTTTATCCTGTAAACACTGTTTAGTTATCTTTAGGTCTTTATGGGACACTAAAGAAGCTGGAGTATCTTTACGAACAGTTATAGGTAGTTCGTAATACGTTACAGGAACGAACTTCGTAATTTCTTTCTCTCTATCATTAACTAATTTCAAAACAGCAGATTGTACTCTACCAGCTGATAGTTTACCAGCTATTTTTCTATTAACTAACGGAGATAGTCTATAACCAACTATCCTATCTAAGATCCTTCTAGTTTCTTGTGCTTCAACTGCATGCATATTAAGTTTACGAGGGTTCTCTAATGCTTTCAAAATAGCAGATTTAGTAATCTCGTGGAATACTATTCTATCATAGCTTAAAGGATCTCCTCCTAATATTGATGCTATATGATAACCAATCGCTTCTCCTTCTCGGTCTTCGTCTGACGCTAAATAAACTTTACCAGTTTTTCTAGCTTCATCTTTTATCTCGGAGACGATATGTTTATGATCTGGTGTTATTTCATAGTGTGGTATGAATTTACCATTCTCTATCTTAACTCCCAGTGTATAAGAGGGTAGATCTCGTATATGACCTTTAGAAGCAAGTACTACTGCGTTATCCACAAACTTGGATATAGTTTTAGCTTTCGCAGGCGACTCTACGATAATGAGTTTATCGTATTTCATATTTTGATCCTTATGTTATTAATTTATGTTTAACTTCACCCTATCAAATCATAGGTATAGTTCAGGATGTGTTTCTTTACTAACATCCATTAATTTATCCAACCAGTCTTGAGTTAGTGCTGTTCTTTCTAAATAGCCATCCAGAATCTCATCATCTCTTATAATACCAGAACCATATAACGGAATAGGTACAATACCGAATGGTGGATAAAAACGGATTGGCTTCTTAAGTACGTTAAATTTCTCTAAAGGATCATGAGCTACTACTGCTTCGAAATAGATTTCACCTTTATTATTATCGAACATCTTTTCAACAGAGACTAGAACATCCTCGTGTCTTGTTGTTTTAACCATAACTTTATTAGTAGGTCTCTCTAGTTTAGATAAATCAAAAGAAACAAACTCTTCTTGTCCGTATTTAATTGGTCTCACTACCGCGTACAACATTTAATTTCTCCTATATATTATTTTTAAAATGATTTTTTACCATATTCAATCTTAACTTTAAACTTACCTGTAACATCTCTATAAGTATGTTCCTTATCGTTAATGTCGATAAGACAATCAGGTGTTAAGTTAATTTTGATATAAGTATTACCAGCTCTTTCAGCTTGTTGTTTCTGAGCCCTATATTCATAGTCGCTATCGTTAATCGTTAAATCAACATCTAAGTAAGCTTCTTCTATGTCGTCTTTTAGCTTAATCTTATCAGCATTTTCAGCATTAGGCTCGACTGGTACTGGTTTTTGCTTAGGTCGTTTAGGAGCATCAAAATCTCCAAATATATCAATAGGTCCATTATTCAACATAGGACCAGAAGACATTTGGAAAATATCCTTATCTGTTATCTTAATAATATTAATACCATCTGATATTAATATAGGCTCTAATGTTAAAGATACCCTATCATCGTCTATTCTAGAAACAGAAATAGGTTTATATTGTTCTTTAGCTTTTAAGACTTTAAGATTCAACATTTCTACTAACCAAGTTAGATCCCATCTACCAGAACGTTTAGCTTCTTCTACTAACGTAGCTAATTGATCAAAATTGAATTTGTTATTAACCATATTAAGTTTAAGAAGATCTTTTAAGAACTCATTTGGAACATTATGATCTTTACAGAAATCCGAAATAACAGAGTTCTCTAGTCTATCAAATTCAAAATGGTAACGAATCCTTTCTGGTCGATTAAGAATAAATCTTTGTATATAACCAGTATCGTTTTCTGTTAATACAAACATTCTTCTTTTATTATGGTCAGAGAGAAGTGTTAACATCATCTGTTGATCGTAGTGGCTAAACAACTTACCAAACTCGTCTATCATGATTACACATTTATCTAATTTAGATAAATATTGTATTAACTCTGGAGAACCTTCTATTTCAGAAACTACAATAGCTTCTATAGGCTCCGGGCTAATATCGTGCGTTTCAACCGCAGCATTAATTAGCAGTTTAGCTAAAAGGCTTTTACCAGCTCCAGCGCTTCCAGTACATAATACCGATGCTCTACCATTTGGTGCTGCAAACACACTCCAAATATAACGAACTTTTTCTACTATGTTACCATAAATTTTATCTGGTAAAACAAACTTATCTGTTAGATAAATAGCAAGACCATAAACTGGTTTGTCTTTATCGTTAGACGTATTTACAACACGATAAATCATGAGTTTTCCTTCCTTAACGCTTTATAGTATTCAGTAGGTTGTACTATCCTAAACTCCGGTTTCTCTTTTAACATAGAAGTTACATCAAAAGCGAAATACTTAATACTACCTAATTCACCTCTAACCATATTTTTACCAAGAAAACGAATTTCTTTTAGAAAAGTCGTTTGTTTAGTATAACCATTAACAAGAGTTAATGTTAAACCTGTTAAAGTTCCATTCAGGTCTATGCGTAATAAGAAACTATCTGATATCTTAAACTGTTTAACTAAAGGCTCGTAAACATAGTTTATTCTTCTAGATTCTCTAGAAGTGTGTTTTTTATTTACAACTTGTAATGGAATAAACTCTAATTCTTTATAAGTCTTAAGAGTTTGAACAGCATAGACATAAGTCTTCTCTTTTCTAGTATACATAATGATCCTTTCTAATGTTAGTTACTATATAAATAATATATAACCGAATGATAATGAGGTTAATCAGAATATAAAGAAAAAAAAAATAGAGAGCAAATATGCTCTCTAGTAACCGATGTTTTTGTCTTGCTCTATAGCAGAACGTATTCTAAAGTAATCAAAATCTGCAGTGTTTCGATTACCAACAAACGCTATAAGCTCATGCGCTGTTTCGTAAATAGTTCCAAGTACTTGTCTAGGAACGCAAAACTTAAACTCTATAAACGCTTGTCTAACAAGATAAAGCTCTTCATATTTAACTTTATATATTATATTAAGATTGAAATCATAATACAATGTAAAGTCATCTGCACATACGATAGTCTTATTGCCATAGCGTCGATTATCGTTTATCTTAAGATCATACTTATAAGCTGTTAGTCCATCCGAAGTTATAAACTCTTCTTTATATACTTTAATATATTTACGAGGTTTAAACATATACCAACCTTGAAAATCCTTAAAGACAGGATAGAACCTTGATGGTCTTTCGTCTGATGCTTCGTGTAATGGGAAGACTATATGTCCTTCTCTTATACGAACGCATAACTCATTAACATCTGTAACTATATCTATTACCATTTGCTCTCCTTAATAGATCCTCAGAGAGTTATCTAATTTTTTATTTAGATAACTCTCTTGAGGTTATTATAACGGATTTAATAATCCAGTTATAGGGTTAAACGTTCTTAAACCTGTAGAAGCTTTAACCAACCTCTTAAGTGTTAAGTTCGTAACATCATTAGTTTGCGTTCTCGAATCATAAACGGGAACGCTTTTAAATACATCAGGATGTTTAAATTTCGTATTAGCTTTAAACACCTCTAACATATTACTAATATTATCTCGTAACATATTGGTACCTCCTTTCCAGGAGCATAACATATGACTACTGATAGGATACTTGCCTGTATCCTATCAGTAGTATTTTATATGCTATTCCCAAAGATGGGTTATATGCATTATTACTAATACATATACATACAGATACATTATAGTATCTGTATGTATATGTACATTAATTTTATTTTAGGAGTGACAGAGAGTCAACTCGGGTTGGCTCTCTATTATGCGTTTTGAGACGTTATGTCTTCTATTAGTTGTTGCAGTTCTTCAGGTAGTTCTTCATCGAGTTGCTTATACGCAAGATAACCTAAAGCTGATATACCAGCAACAACAATAACAGTTAGTACTTTATTTTCTTTTATCCATTTGAACATGTATTTTCCTTTATATTGATTTAGTTTAAGAAATATAAAGACTCTCTGTCACTCTCTATATTTAGAATATACAACTGAAAAGAAATGACTTTGACATCTAATTTTCATTCTTATTTAAATAACATATTAAGACTACTAGCTAACTATATAGTTAGCTAGTAGTCTATTAGTATCAGCGAAGGACATTTAGATAGTACTCTTCGAGTTTCTTACCATGTAAGAAATCAGCTCTGTTAAAATCGATAAGTTTAGTAACTTGCTCAAGTTTACCAGTAGCTAGACACTCTTTGAATATACCTAGTGTCGTAATAATATAAACGAAATCTTGATACTCAGCTTCTGACCCACCGAATGCTTCGCCATAAGCAAATACCGAAGTCACCGTTAAAGATGAATCCTGATATTTGCTAAATAGTAGCATCAATATTTCGATTTGTAGCATAGCTACATAAGTATCGGTATTATCTAATACCTTTCTAAATACGTCATATAGTCCTTTTACTTGTTGACCATATTTCTCAGGGTTCTTAATATAAGTACCACCTTGAGTAGCAACATCAAACTCTTTAAAAGTCTCTATGATAGATTTATAACTAACATGAGCCTCTTCTGAGATTCTTTCTAGTTTTCTATCTACAGTAAGATCGTTGTCAGTTAGAATAGCTTTAACAACATCGAATGATGCATCACTATCTTTCTTCTTACTCTCTTCGTATTTATCTTTAGCTTTAGCAGCTGCCTTAGGTTCTTCTTTAACAGGAGCTTCAACCGGTTTTTCAGCTACTGTCTCTTCAGTCACTTCTTTCGTAACTTCTTGTGCTACCTCTTCAGTAGTTTCATTTACTTCATTGGTAACATCTTTTTTAGATGGTTTTTCTTTAGCCATTCTAAGTTCTCCTTATTATACGTATAAAATGTAGGGTCAGTCATACGACTGCCCTACTAATTACCAAATATCTTCTAAGTCTTCAGTAACTTCTACAGCTATTGGTTCTGGCTTACTCTCTACAACTGGTTCTTGTTTAACTTCTGGTTGTTTAGGAGATTCAACAGTAGCACTATTACCGCCAGTAGAAGTTAAGAAGTTCTTAAGATCTTCTACGAATTTATCAGAACCTACGTTACAAATAGATATATTACATTTATTCGCTACTTGCATAGGATAAACTGTATTACCAGCATTCTGTATTTTGAAGTTCTTACTAAATGAAGTGCAACCATCTTCAGTATAGATAAGAAGTAAATTAACAGGTTCGTCACAATCTTTACCTAGAAGAGTTTGAGTTGTTCTAGATGTTATACAACGCACAAAATCTGATTGTTCTAAGAAGTTCTTTCTAATGCCACAAGAAACTTCATAACTTATTCTAGTTGGTGTTTCAGATGCTACCATAAAGGCTTGTGAAGCACCTTTAGCTTTAGCCCATAATTTAAATAGTTTAACTCTAGCATTACCTAAACTTCTGATAGCCTCATCACCTTTAGACTTTGGATCGTCAGATGAGAAGTAAGTATAACCTTGATTAAAAAGAGTTGTAGCAACTTTCTTAAGTAGTTCAAGTTTTTCATCTGTTATTTTTCCATTATCATAATATGTAAATGTTTTATCACTAGTAGCTTTGAATTTTAATTTGCTAGGATCCTTAGCTACAATATTTTTATCCTCATAAAGCCTAGGACCTTTAGAACCAGAATTATAGTTATTACTCTTAGTTTCTTTCTTAGGCTCAACAGTAGTTCCAGAAGCTAATGCTTCGTCTAAATCAAAATCTTCCATTCGGTCAACTCCTTTTAATTTTACTCATATACTCGTCCTTATAATCCAAAATAACACTATCAGGACCATAGATATTATCAGCGTCTACCCACGCTACGGTTGTTTTATCAAGTTTATCAAGAGATAAACAACATTTCTCTTCAGTTCTACCGCCTTTAAGAGCAGTAGCTAACATATAGATAGGATCTTTACCCTCCAAATTTCTACCAAATGAACCCATAGGTAAATGTATCATAGCATTATATGTTATTTCATTATCGAATGCTATGTAACCAGTTAAACAAGCATCACCCGGTAGCGTATAAGAGAACTCTAAGTACTTATAGATCCAAGTATATTTACTTAACACTAGTTTACCAGATTCTCCAGATTCAGTAGGTGTGCATTTCTTAACAAGAACAGTAGGATATTCTGGAGATATACCTAGTTCTATTCTATCTCCATTATCTGTAGTGTAATCTGCAAAGAGAACTTTATCTCCTACTAATATAGGGTGCATAACATCATTCTTAATAACGAATCTTATGCGCTGATACCAATCTACTATACGCTCTTTATTGTCAGGAGTATTCAATACTCTAGGAATATGTATAAAGTGCCTAGATATTAAATACAATTGTCTTAATGTATGTGTACCTATAGCATACTTAAGTGTATCTTCAGGATCATATCTAACTTCTAGTGTTATCTTATAAGTATCAATATCTACTATCATAGGCATAAGGAATACTGGTATGTTACTACCGTTAAAAGAAAACAACGTAATTCTATTAAATTCCTTATTGATATAACTATCTGTTAATGGTATTCTATAGTAAACATCATTTGGCCCTACTAGACCAAATTTAATAGCATCACTAAGATTACCATTAGTAGATCCAAAGATCGTTCTTAACTGTGTTAATAGAGAGTTAATAGGTGTTGCGCTATTAACAACCACTAGAAGATCTCTATAAGCAATAATAGTTACATTATCTAAACCACTAGTATCGACTAGCGGTAATGACTTATCTTGTTTATGTCTAAACCTTAACATTCGTTCTCCTTATTGCAACATGGCTATAGGGTCGGACTTAACAAGTTTCTTAACAGAAGTATGCATTTTCTTCAAACTGTTAGTCATAAGTACAGAAGAAATATCAGTAGCTAAGATAGTAGCACCTTTACGATAGTTAGCAAGGTTATCGCCAGCACAAACAGCACATATAGTGCCATCAGTTTTTCTACAATACTGTGGTGAACGTATATAGATAGTTTTACCTATATATTTACTACCGTCTGTTATCTTCTCTATCTTATTACCATTCTGTACAAATCTACCAATAAGTTTTTCTGCCATGTCTTTTGTAACATGTAATTCTTTAAATATTTTACTACCACAATCACCGTCTGAAATAAGAACACCTGATGTAGCTCTTAATAAGTTCTTAGCAGCTACACCACCATTCTTAGTCTCATTACCACGAGAATAAGAACCAGCTCTTGAACTATTATATATCATAGTTAGCTGCTCTATATCCTTAGGATAGCCTTCTAGTAGACTATTAAACACTAGAGAAGGTGTAGCAGCACTATCTTCCGAGAAACCAGCGTCAGTACCAAAAGCTAAGTATTGTTTAGCTCTAGCATTGTCTTTTACTTTACCAGATGTTATAATACCTACTGTAGGATCACCTTCTAAGTATTCAGTATCTTTAGCTTTTAATAAGTTCTGGAACTCAATAACTAATACCATATTCTTAACCCAGTTCTTACCATATTTCTTATCGAACTCGGTCATTAGTTCTTTCTTATAAGCAACGATACCTGGAGGTGGCGTCATAGTTTTCTCAGTTGCAGAAACTGTTGTTATTCTGCTTAATGCTTGTAAAAGAGAAGTACTATCTACGAAGCCTATATACTCTTGTACGCTTATAACATCTTTCTTCAATGCTTCACAAACTAGATTCTCTAATGTTTTAGTATCGATCATATTATCATTAACATATGGTATTTTACCTCCAAAGTTATATACTAAACAAACATAGTTTATTATTGCTTTACCTACTGTAGTTTCTACAGAAGTAGCTATGTTAGGTAAATCAGCGTTAAAAAGAGTTATAGCTTCTTTTATAGTAAGTAGAGGTTGGTCTGTTATTTTACCCATAACTTCTTCGTATTTGTTATCTATCTTAACGAAGTATTTCTTATTCTCTACTTTATAATAGTCATTACTATTTTGTAATGGTATTGTCATGGTAGTATAAAAGAACTTCAAGGTTGTTAATAATTCGTTTTTGATAGCATAACGAAAATATTCGTTAACGTTTATCATTTTTTATCCTTTAATTAAGGCTAGGTAATCTAATATCCTTGGGACTACATAGTTCATAGCTTGATGATACTCTATGTTCTTAAGACCTTTGAAATTGATAATATCTAATAAGGTTTCTTCGCCTGTTATAGGCCTATCAGAGCTTAGATAGTTAGCAGCTACTATTTCTAATGCTATAGAGTCAAAATCGTTAAGATAACGATCTAAGTTAGCATATAGCGTATCTAAATAAGAGTCTAGGTAATATGGTTCATAACCAAAGTATAAAACATCTTTAACAGAATATGTTGTCATAAAGTTAGAGGTTACGTCTACTAATGGCTGTACCTTAAGAACATCTTGATTATTTATATCTTCTAGTCCTCTATGTATTTTAGCTTTATAGAACACATATAAATGTCCGAACCAATCATCCGATATTTCGTTAATATAATCGTAAACATAAGATTCACCAACTGTAGTGAACTGTGAGATCATAGTTACGAATCTTTCTATATTATCATTATCGTTCTCTATAGTATAAAGTAACTCTTCTGCTGTTGGTATGTCAACGTTATATAGATATACTAAAGCATTGAGAAAATCTGAATATTCGAATATATCTAATTCACTGTTATTAAGGGTTATACCATAAAGGCCTAGATAATGGTCTATAGAACGTTTTATATAGATTTCAATGTTATTCTTAGCATCATCATTACTAGTAGAAGTCGAAATGAGATCAAGACATCTTTGTTCTAGTTTATCTACGTAAAATTTATCATGGTTAATATAGTGTTCATTAAGCGCTGTAAAAGCTTGAAATATATCTACTATTTTAACAGTATTCTCTTTATAGATATCCTCTATGAACTCCATAAATTCCATATTCATTTCGTAAGATAAATCGGATAAAGCTGTATCCATTTTTGGCTCCTTATATATGCTGTACAGGGCTAAATAACCCTGAGGTCACTGAAGTTTCCTAATAATTATAATAATAAGAGTAGAGTAGAGAGAAATAATCTCTCTACTCTACTATCTAACACTAAATACTGAACTATCTAAGAACTCAAAATCACAAATGCCTTTATAACATTGTCCTATCATTTTGATAGCTTCTTCATTAACGAACTTGTTATCTATAGAACCTTCGAAAATACAAGGAGCATATACTTTAAGATTAATAAGATCTCCCATATCATTTTCAGATACATTCTCAGTTACTCTTCTTAACCATTTCATAGCATCATAGCTAACAATTAATCCTATTTTATCTAACATCCAAGATTTCTCAATTTCTGTTATCTTCCTATTAATCGTTATAATGTTAACATTAGGAAGTAGTTTACTAACAGATGCTAAAACGATTTCTTGTTCTTCCCTAGTAAAATCATAAGGATAGGTATTAAGATATACTGTTGTTTCTATATCTTGTTTAGCTATAGTAACTATATCGTTAAAGTACTCTAAGATAACTAAGTTAACTAATGTTTCTGGTGCTTTAGATAAAATGTCCTTACTTCTTTTACTATAGAAGTAATGAAAAATCTTACTAGATAAAGTACCAAAGTTATCTCTTAGTCTTAATTTATATTTACTAGGTTTAAAGTTAATATCGTATTGACCATTACCAGTTAAACCCAGTATCATAATAGCCCTAGTATCAAAGAGACTATCTAAATCGGTATAAACTGCTTTTATTTTACTTCTCGGTTTCTTCATCGTTTATTCTCTTTCAAATTAGTAATCTCTTTGTTAGCTTCGAACATAGCATTAGATTCTTCCCTAGCAAAATACTTACAACGTTTTAATATAGTCTCTATTAAATTAGGGTTCATCTTAATGAACTTATCAAAAGTTATACCGGTATACTTTAGAACTCCTGATTCGTTATACTGTCTTAAGTATTCTGGTGCCATATCGAATCCAGAACCTGTTAACTCTTCTTTATAAAGTATATCACCAGCTATTTCCATAAGGTTTTTATCATAAGTAGCTTTACAATATACCCTATCAAAAGTTGTTGTTATAAGTATTTGAGCTTCTATAGCATTTAGCTTTTTCTTAGAACGTTTAATATCTTCTACTAGTTTAAAATACGGAGATGCTGAACGGAATGGGTTCTCTAATAGATAGTAACCCCATGGTTTAACATCTGGGTCCTCTAGTCGGCCGCTTGCTAGACTAGCTGCTGTGCGGCCAGGTCGAAAAAAAGCGTATCTGCTTGTATAGGTACGATCTCTCTTAACCTTTCAGTAAGATGGACTTGCTGATCAGCATCTCTACCAGCTGCTTTACATTTAGGACAAGTAAATGCTGGGAAACCTACAATAGCTAAAGAAGCATCTTCGATATATTTCAAAGTCGATTCTAGGAAATTAGTTATATGTTCGTCAGATTTACTATAGGTAGCTAGAGCTTGAGTAATTAATTCTCTATCTGTTAGTTTTCTACCTCTAATAGAAATATAATCTACGTAAGAGTTATAAGTACCTAGTCTTAAAAGATACTTAACACTATTAACAGTATCTTCTTTTTCAGCTTCTGTAGTATCATCTGTTAAAGAATCTTTAACTAGTTCTGTTATATTAAATACCCAACCTAAACCTTCTGTAATAAACTCTGCTATAGTAGGCATCTTATAGAATATTTTAATTTCTTCTACAGTATCATCCTCACCGTCTGTACTAATGTTATAAGAACGATCTTTAACATAATTAAGAACTTGCTCTTGATACCATTTAACCTGGTCTAACGTAACTCTATTAGAAGCTGTAATTTCCATCTGTTTGATCATAGGTTTTAATACTCGTTTAGTATCTACCCAAAGCAATCTAGCTGGATCTACTTTAGCCTTAATGCTGAAATCACAAAGAGGTTTACCATCTGCTGATAATCTACCTGAGTTAACACAGTTCGTATACATATCAACGCCTGATGCTGATATAGCGGTTTGAACAGCTAAATAAATCAAGTTAAGATCTAAGACTGAAATATACTGTCTTATATCAGTATTATCAATATCTATATCTAGTGTTGTGCTATCGATAAGGCTTACGAACATATCTAAGAAATGTTTATGTAAAATACAACTATCATTACTAAACGATAACCCTAAAGTATCTTTACCTGCTTCCATTTTATCTTTAGCTATTTTATTATGTAACATTATCATACGTTCAGCAGTTGGGGGCGATATAACAACTCTAAAACCTGAATGCCATAATGGAACGTTAGCTTTTTCACCTGCACCTAGTTTAGACATAAACTGCGCTAGTAGTAATGATTGTGAAATATTATCGCCTTTAATATCGTCTGCTGACAACGTTCGTAGGTTAATATTCTTTTCACCTTCTTTTACTTTATTCGTAAAACCAGATGTATTAACACGTTCTACAAAAGCATTCATCTTAGGTGCCGGATGATAACGTAAACCATAATTATAGATACTAAAAGTATTTATATTATTTTCTGTAAAATTACTTTCATTAGCAGTATCTATATTACCGTAAGCAACATACATATTAGTAAGATCAGTACTTGTTATACCTGGAAAATATATTCTAGGTTTTTCATTATCTCCTACTGTTACAGCTTCAGTAGCTGTTATAACTTTAGGTTCTTTCTTATAGACATCTAAAACATCTCTTACTGGTTCTGCTGGTTTAGTAACTGCCTCTTCTTTAGATTCTTCATTAGGAACAGAACCCTCATATTCATTAGTTACTTCAACATCAGGAACTTCAAGATCTAATAGATCATCTTTTTTAGTTTTGTTTTTCGCCATTTGCACACTCCTTCATACCTTCAGCCAGTTCTACCATAGCTTGATTTTCTGTTGTTTTAACAGATGAAGCAAGATCTTGGATAACGTTCATTATCTCTTTAGAAACTTGGAACTGAACAGCTAATTCTGGTAATACTTTAGAACCTATTTCAGATACTAAAGTCTGCTCGTTCATATACTCCATAACTAAAGTAGAAACTTTACTCATCTCTGCTTCTGATTTACAAATACCTTTCTGATAAAGGAACACACCATTAGCATCTTTCTTAATTTCATTATTTTCATCTACCTTAGAGTGTAATTTAATAAGGTTAAGAAGTTGAGTTAGGTGTTCTTCTAGTAGTTTATAGAAACCAGCATAAGTTTCTTTACATTTGAAATCTTCTAATCTTTCTGGATATGTTTTAGCCATTTCAGACACTAGTTTTTCATAGTTACCTAATGTACCCATAATACCTTGTGCTAGTGAAATTAGAACATCCCAGGTTATGACTTCTTTATTCTGGTCATAATTTTTCTTAGCTCTATGCTTAGCTCTTTTTGTACTTTGTTTAGTACCCATATTAATTCTCCTTATATATGTTAAATAGTCAGTAATTGAAAGCAAAAAAATAAAGTAAGACCTCTCTAGAGATACTAAATATCTCTAGAGAGGACTGTTACCATACTTATTTTTTATTTTGCTTACTTAATAGAAGCGATATAAGAGTTTGAAATAAACTCTTGTAAAAGCTTTACACGGTAAGCAACATCATTAGCATATTTTTCACCTGCAGTAGAATTTATACCTGCGTTTCCAGCGTTATAAGAAGCAACCATTTTCTTATAGTTACCCTTATGTCGCTTATGCCAATATTTCAACTCTTCAAGCGCAAATCTCATACTGACTTCTTCATCTTTAGTAAGATATTCGATTAGTATGTCTTTGGACGCTTTATCCTTTAAATCAACATTGACTATCTTGTTTTCTCTTAAAAACCCAACAGCAGACGTCAATAGGATCTGATGTGATCCATATGACCCATGTTTGCCATCGTTCTGGTTAACTTTGTTCTTGCCAAAAGAACTCTCTTTCCACGCAATCGCGGCTAGCGTATAGCCTAAATTGTGTTCTTTCCCAGTTTCAAGACTGTACATAAGTACAGCATATTGTTGTGGGGTTAAAGTTTCTAATTCTTCCTTATAGGTTTTACCATATAGGTTACTAACTATTAGTAAAGAAATTAGAAATGTACTTAATATTCTTAGCATATGTTTCTCCTTAGTCTAAGTATGGTAAATACAATGAGCTAAGTCACTAATGTAGCGACTTAGTTCTAACAAAAGAACCTATAATCAGCTTGCTAACCATAGGTCAGTATTGTTTGTTTAGAACATTACTATAGATTGAGATTAAGCAACTAACATTGCTACATCTTTCCAAAGACAACGTTCAAACTCTTTTTTGTTGCTGGCGTTTTGATAAGACCATTCGATATATTCAAGTAGCCGATACTTTCTTATATCTCTTTCGTCTCTCAAACGCCATGAGTCTTTGAGACCCTTAGTCAACATTTGCTGAAACGTCATTTTGACCTCCTAACCAGGACCATAAGATAAGTAACTACCACTAGAGTTCTAGCGGAACTCTAGTGGTAGCATTTTTATGTCCTATTCCCTAATATAAAGAGAGTTTACGTATTATACGGATATACTCTCTACATATTTAGAATATATAACTGTAATAAAATGACTTTGACACTCGTTACGCTTATGTCGCCTAGACGTTTAAAGTAAAATAAAAAGAAAGCAGTATAAGCTAAGGGATAGCCCCCTTAGCTTATACGTTTAAATGTTGTTATGGTTTTATCTACTAAACTTAGATACACATTCCATATACCAATAGTCATTACTATGGCTATTATACAAGTCCAGATAGCTAACGGTGTATATGTTTTAGCTATAACTGCTTCTAAAAAGAAATTGTATCCTAATAGATATATAACACCTAACCATAGCGCTAAAGCAACTATAGATAATATTGTTATTATAAATTTTAACATCTTAATACCCCACATGTTTCTGTAGTTCTTTCATGTTCTCTTTATACATCGCTTGGAGTTGTTTATGCCATCTCTCAAGTTCGTAATATCTAGTCTTCCATTTAAGATATTTATTCTTAAATTTTTCTCTTTCCGTTATTATAGCTTCTACTTGTTCTCTAGTAGTCATGTCCATATTTTCTAAATTAATAGGACTCTCTATAACGGTTTTCTTTTCCTTTTCTTTATCGCACATAGTTAACCCCTCCTATACGAAACAAGAGTGTATCTTGTTAGCATACCTATTTACTACATCTATTACATCGTCTGATGCTCCTAGAGGTATGTGTAAAATAGTATCACTATTCTTAAAGACAACTATAAGATCAAATGGTTCATAGTTTATTTCTAATTTCTCTTCGCTTACCTGTTTATCGGCATCATAAAGGTTATGTTCTATCTCTAGTATATTCTTCCTAGATTTAAAATTGATAAACCTTTTAAGTTTGTTATCTTTAACCCAAGGCATTATATGGTAGGATGTAACCATATCACAGTTACAATTAAAAGCGTATACATCGTATAAATTATCAAGAGTTTCTCTATACACATGAGCTGGTATTGTTCCTTCTGGTAGTTTATGTTTCTGAATAAGATGTTCACGTAGTTGCTCTGCTGAGGAGATGGTAATAACTTTCATAGTCATTCCTTTCTAATAAAATAAAATAACCCATAAGGGTGTGATTTCTCACACCCTTATGGTAGCTGTTGCAAACCCTAATAGTTTATCTACTAGCGTTTTATCCGCAGTTTCTACTGGGATATGAAGAATAGTATGGAACATATCTCCATATAGCACAAGTAGATCACCTGGTTGGTAACCTAATATTGAGTTTTCGTTCTCTACACGATAGATATCTTGGTATAAAGCACTATTCATATAGAGTCGGTCTTCTTCCCAGAAGAACTTATATTTAGCCATCTTAGGATTACGAGTATGTTTCTCATAAGCCCAAGATATCTCTAGTTCGTTCCTATTGCTAAAAGCTACTACCCTAAAATCACTTTTTAGCGACAGCTTGTTAGTATTTACGAACTTGTTGAAAACGCGTGTTTGATGTATAGTTAAGATTTCCATCTTAAACTCCTTTGTTTAGAATTTAGTTACAACTACTACTAATCATAACTTCTATTCAGTTGGATCTATACCAGCTATTATTCTACGCTTGATATATTCCCATGTACTACGTACATCTTCTTGTTGCTCTAAATCTAAACTTGAGTTATCATCTGTATCTGAAATATATTCAGTACTGTACATCATATCGTCGTCACCTTCTTCTAAGATACCGTCCATAACTTCACCGTATCTTACCCTATCCTCGTAAGGCATCAATTGATCTTTCTGATACCCATAATTAAAACCAGCTATGAGGCCTTCATCGTATGCTCTAGCTACATATGGAGATGCCATAATGTACTGTTGCATAAGTTTACCAACTGATATATCATCATTATTAATCAAATAGACCATAATGTCTAAATTATCAGCTGGATGTAAGTTGGTTATCTCATTTGCTAATTGTAAATAAGCATCAGATTGATAATACTGATTAAGTTCTTGCATATAGTTACCGAATACTCCTGAATAAGCGGCATCCATTTGCATTGTACCTAGATTTCCAATACCTCCAGTATCAACTGTTGCGTGGTAGAGGGTACTTAGATCGCCCCTAGGAATATTTACGATTCTCATATACTTATTTCCTTTCTAACCTTACTATATAAAGAATATATAACCGAAAAATGATGAGATTATTTAAAGAACTTAGCTAATGCTAACGCTGCTTGTTGAGTCTCTTTTTGTACCCAGTTTTTCCAATCATCACTGCCACCTCTTTCTCTAAGGAAGTTAAGCCATGTGAACTCGTGTTCCCAAGCAGCTAAGATAGTTTCTTTATAACGCATTTCTAAGACAGCTCTTTGGAATATTTCTCTAGGATATTTAAGAGCTTCTAATAGACCCATTAGATCAGCTGTTGGGATACTTAACATAGCTATAACAAAACTGTTATAATGTTTAGTAGCATCTAAAGTATCTCTTAGTTTATAGTAAGCTGCTTTAACGCCTGAATCTAAAAGAACTGCTCTTCGTTCTTCTATATCAGTATTCCTTATTCTTTCTACTATATCCTCTGGAACCCAATAGTTACCTTTATTAAGTCTAACTACTCTATCAGATCTAGATTCTTTAGAAAGCATAGTATGCGTAACAACATGGTTAAATACAAACATAGGTATTTGCATTTTGAAGACTCTGAATCCTTTACATATTTCGTTATAAGGAATATCTTCATAAGCTATATCAGCTTTTAACATAGCTCTTAGGTTAGTTTTACAAATATAAAGATCACGATCCATATGCTCTATAAAAGAAAATTTAGCTACTCTAGTAAAGAATTTATCTAAATCCATAGTAACAATATTCTCTTCTCTAACTTCTCCTGACTTTAGATACATTAGAGCTTTATTACCATGTATTCTAAAATTGAAATACACCGGTATAAATTCGATAGGGCGGCTACTTGTGTGTAATGCACCTTCTTTAAGTAAGTGTTTATATCTAGCCTCCGGATTTTTAGACTCATCCTGGCCCCTACTAATACTTGCCATAGCACTGGCAAATGACAGGCGTGCTTCTTCGGAACTATTTGCTCGTTCAGCTTCAAATGTAAAATCTATAACATACCCATTTATAGGATCTTCAAATCCTTTTATGTCGTATATAACCTGTTTTCTTTCTTCCATTTTATTCTCCTTGTTCGCAAATTAAGCTTAATGTTTTTATTAATACATATTTGTTATTGATCGTTAGTATTAAAGCTTGTTTATTCTTAACTATCTTATTAGTTCTAAATAATTCTTTAATTTGTCCTATAGCATCCTCTAAAATAAACCACAACATATTCCTAGTTACATAACTATTAGATTTGATTACGCTTTTTAACATACCTTCGTTAAAGTTATCTAACACGGTTTTATAGTCCGACCCTATAACTTCTTCTATATAAGAGACTAAAAGCTTACAGACTGATGTTATAGCGTATTCTTTAATATTTGTTATATTAGCATTAGCAAAATGATCTAATTGGTAATATAAACCTACTAGCCTATCTGGGTGACCATCTTTATCCCTATGGTTAAACTCTTTTAAGGTGTTTAAACTATATACCCATGAATTTTTAAAGCACTTTAATAATTCTTCTCTTATAGCATTTTTATCGCCTACTGAAATATTAACATATGGTATTTTACTTTCTATATCATCATAGGTTACTATTAGTCTTTTACTAATATATGCTGTTTCTAAAAAATTAGCCATACTATCCACAAGTTGTGATTGACCCACTTTAGCTCTATCACATGTACCGCAAGGAAGTTTATGTATCTCCATATGTGTTCCTTAATGAAAAAAATAAATAGGGAGGGTTATTGAGACCCTCTCTAACAATTACATTCTTACCGAAGATTGATTCTCAAGTTTAGATAACCGGTCCTCAAGCTCTTTGATTTTATCTTCTGTAATTTGGACATATCCAGCTAATAAATGCGATAACGCACCTAAAGCATGAACATCGTCCCATCTATATATGTTACTATCTTGAAAAATCGTTATTAGTGCTTCTGGTAATCTACCTTTAAGAGCTTGATAACCAAAGTCGTTAACACGCTGCTTTAAAAGATAACCTTCAGGATCTTCAGACGGTAACCATAACGCATCTTCCTCATATTGTTCTTTAAGAGTTTGTATCTCTTGCTCATTAGGATGGAACATTGGACTTCTCTTCTCTATCTTCATTAGGTCTAAGAGCTAGTTTTATATTTACCCATCCATTCTCTGGGTTAAATTCGATATTATACATTTTAGATCGAATATACTCGTTAATATCGAAAATTGAAACCAGTTCTTCAACGTTTTCACGTTCATCATAGACAGTCACGTTTATTAAATTATAAAAAGTAACGCCATCTACTTCCATGTGGTTATATTCTAAATCTAACATAAACATACTAGATGTAGCATCGCTTAAGAAATGTAGTCTAATCACTTTAAGATCGCTTATCTTTGTATATTCAAATACGTCTTGTAATTCTACAGAAGTTGTAAATATATAATCAGTAAGAGAAAAAGTGTTACTAATAGTATTAAATGGGACATAGATATGCTTCCAATCGGATTGATCCGCTCTATCGTTAAAATATTTAGTTAATTCCTCTTTAGTCTTAGGAATAAAAGTAGGGTTAATTTCTATAGCACCTCTATCTATAAGGTGTTTAATATCCACTGTTGCTGTAACTACCATGTTATTTCCTTTCTATAATAAAATAAGATAGAGTAAGAGAACTAAGTCCCTTACTCTATCGATTAGCTTATAAGCTCACGTAGGATCGTATCCTTTTCAGGGTGATCATGTTGAGCTTTAAGATATTCCAGCATAATATTATTAGCTGGGCCTAATAATGTTAGATTGCCACAAATTTCATATGGGGATTTGCCCGGGATATTGAAATGTGGGGCAAAGTTTTTGTATAACTCGCGCATGCGATTATCTAACATATAAATCGCGTTTAGCTCTCTAAATTATAACGGTTATCCAATAACCTATCAAATTTTCAGACTATATCATTATCTAATCTTTATTAGATAGCTTACGTTTCCATACATAATCCTTTAGTATGTATGCTTATATGTTCTAATATAAGTCTTACTAGTCGTTGAAGCCACTCCATATACATTAAGTACTTAGGAGCTTCCTTGCGTCGGTTGTCCTATGATAACGGTCTTTTTACTATGCCTACTGACTAAATTACGTCGTAGGTATTAACATCTATTTCTAGCGTTAAGTAGTAACTGTTATTTTCAGGAGTTTCCCGCAGTTAGTATGCTTTATTTCAAACTGCGACGGGAGGCAGTTTTTCAGGCGACAAGCCACTTATCGCCGTCATAGTCCGTTTACATTCTATATAGATCGCTACTCTATATACGCTAATAAAAGCAGCTTATACTTTCGTATAAGACTCGGCTATATCTTTATCTTAACTATATTAAGATATCCCCTGTTTCCACCCTACTTAGGATGTATGCCGTATGGCCAACTACGGTCTTACTAGTCTGTGAACGTTACCTTAGCTAACTAAGGTCTTCGCTGCTGATTGTCCAATACTTAGAATTGTTACACTTCGGTATCTAAGTCTCTAAGGAGTTTCCAGCAATTAAAGGGATTCTAATTAACTAATTACTTAGTTAAAGGGCTTGTTAAATATGTTAATGAATTGTATTGTTTAATTATATCACCCACCGGAGTAGATGGGTCTATAAATACGACTTTTGATAATCTATTTATAGTTTGATATAATACGCCATTATATTCGTATGGAAATAATTTATGGATAAAATTAGCTATTATATTAGGTATGTCGTCCGCTTGGTCATACTTTATAACAAGTAAAGGGATATTTAGTTTCTTTAAGAAGTTTTCTTTATATCGATCCCGTTCTTGGGTTTCTCTAAATTTATCTTCTCCGCCGAAATACTCCACCATGTCATAATGTTGTCGACCATGAAACTCTATTACAATATTTAAAGTAGGAAGATAAAAATCATATCTATATCTGTTATTATCTCCAAAGTGTTTAATAGAGTATTCCTTCTCATAAGGGATTTTAACTTTATCTAAATATCTACCTATTAAATTTTCGCCAACAGATGCATTACATTTATTACAACCTGCACCACGCCTTAAAGATTCTATACTGTTTTTAACAAAACCATGTACAGGACAGCCTATTATACATTTACCATCTTTACGGGTATATTTGGTTCTTGATAAATCATATTTATCTCCGTATAGATCTCGTATAACGTTTTTAAACTCTTCAGTTGTCATTTGGTATTTACCACTGCACTTAGGGCAATTGTCGCCGTCCATATGTTTTGCTGGTTGCTGTCTAAATTCTCCATGTATAGGACATATAATAGTTACATGTTGCTTACGTGTTGCGCCATCTCCTAATACAACTTTAGAGTAGTCATACTTATCGCCATGTACGGCTCTAGATTTCTCTATAAACGCATCTAATGTTAAACGTCGTTTATTAGCGATAGTTATTATTTTACACTCTGGGCACCCATGACCAACTGTCATATGTAAACCAGCCGCTTGTTCAAATTGACCGTGAATCGGACATATGATAGTAACCTTTTTATCGTTACGTTCATATTTAACCAGAGAGTAGTCGTATTTGTTATTATGCACAATATTACTTCTACGTATAAATTCTTCTGTAGTAAAGAACATATTTTCATATTGGCATTTAGGACACCCATTGCCTTTTAGGTGGTTTCCTCGGTCTTGATAGAATATACCGTGTTTTTTACAAATGATAGGTATTTTATCAGACCCTTTATGTGTTGGTATAAACTCCGCTAATAAACTATAGTCATATTTATCACCATGCACTTTAATAGCTTTTTCTATATACTGCTCTGGTGGCATAACTCTTTTTAGGTTAGCAGCTTCAAAAGCACAATCTGGACAACCCTCGCCTCTAAGGTGGATGCATGCAGTAATAAACCGTCTACCGTGCCTAGGGCAAACTATTTCAACTGCTTTATTTGCATCAATATAGTTTAAAAATTGATATCCAAATTTATTTCCGTGTTTCTCTTTTGCTAATTTAAGAAAACGTAATGTCTTCTTATCCATGTCCCTTCTCTAACATTTTATCTCCTTTTTACTCCGTATTATTTTTCATTAACTTTAGTATTTATTAAAAACACTGAGCCAAACCGTTGGGGGCCTTACATATGAGCTGCGAAAAAGCTAGGCAGTTATCCTTAATGTCTTTCTTAAAGCTTTTAATGGTTAACCATTGAGCGCTTCCGGCGAGCAAACTTGGGTTCCGGTGTAAAATCATCTTATATTCACCATCTTTTGCTTCCCTTAAAAGTTCATCTCCAATATCTGCAATTTCTTGGTCAAACTTTTTCGCTGCAGTATAAATCTTCTTGCTAGCTTCTCTATAACTGTATTTACCAGTTGCCATAAGTTTATTTAAGACGTGTGGTCTAAATACTGAAATTAAAGCGCTCCAAGGTACCTCTACTTCGTTATACTTATGTTTTCCTGGCCTTGATACAATTACCGATCTACTAGTAAAAGATGATCTCGCAGAATACACGTGCTTTCTGAGCACGCCTGTTTTCTTAGCCAAATATCCCTTAATGTAGAACTCTGGCATATCTCCTAATGTACACACCGCTTTAGCAGTAGCCTTATCATAGTCTACTATATCCGCTGTATTGTCATTAGCAACTCTCATCCACATCGATGCTATATCGAATACCTCTGCAAATCCCGTATCTACAAATTTACCTTTACTTGTTTTCGTAACTGCAAATAGTACGTTATTGATCATCGGTAGATATTCTGACATCAATATGTCTTGTTTAGTATCCCACATCTCCAATAGCTGCATAACTCTCTTCGCTTTACCATCATGACGGTAAGAAGTGATCCCAGATACATAAGTTAAAATATTTCTTATGTTCTTGATAAAATTGAGATAACTTCGATCATTATGTAAAACGTTCCTAGCTATAGATATACAAATATTACCTTTAGTTCTTGGCGTATTAGTAACACCAGTAAGATATGGTATATCTTTTTGTAATAGGTTATTAAGCATGTAGTAGAAAGTAGGGTTAAGGAACGGAAGTTCTTTAGCGAATGATTTAGCCCAAACTACAGGATCATATTGAACTGTATTAGCCATAGTTCCGCATTTAGGACAATAAACGCCCTGATAGAACTCACCATGGAGATGACCGCATTTACATTTAGGAAGGATGTTAATGCTATCTCCCTCATATTCAGTAACCATAGCCCGATAGAACTCTTTAGCATGGTTATAATCGAAGATGGAGTAGTTATTGAGTATAAACTTATCATTCGGTATAGAATGGTAATACTCATCGAGTGAAATTAACTTTTGTTTAATTGCCATATAGTAACTCCTTGTGTAAAAAATGTAGATTTAAATAAAGAGAGGTAGGTATGTAACCTACCTCTCTACTTTTTACGTTAGTAAGAGTTAACTATTAGCGGTAGTACATACCATAGCTGTTATAGTTAACTACACCATTAGCACCGATGCCTGGAGCTACGTTGTAGATTAGGCTTGAACCGAAGCCTTGATCTAGAGCATAACCAGCCATAGAAGCTAGTTGTGCTGTATTGAATCCAGCTGTTGGCATAGCGAAGCTATTATCAACCTGAGTGATTAGGCCTGCTTGCTGTACTGTGCTGATAAGGTGTTTGATAAATCCTGGATCTAGGATGATGCGAGATGTTTTACCATCGATAGACGCGTCTGGGATGTAGTTAGCAAGAAGCTCTACTTTCTCGTTGAACGCATTTGCGTTATTTTGTGCTATAGAACCGAAGTACATATTTGTAGCAACAGTATCTTCTAGCTTAGTGATAGATAGGAATTTCTCAAACTCAAGATCTCTAATATCTCTCTCTTCTTTCTTAGTAGTATAAGTACCAGAAGGAATGATGGTCTTAGAGAATACGATGTTTTCGATATGACCGAAGTTGTTACCAGTTAGAATGTTAGCAGCCTCTGAGATCTCTTTACGAGCATCTTGATACTCTTGCGCCCATACGAATGGAGCTAGAGCATTAGCACCTTCGCTATATGCTGTAACATCAAGAGTAATGATCGGAGAAGAGTAAGAGAACAAACGATCGATAGCTATAGCGCGATCAGCTGGTTGATAAGCGGCATCTAGAACATTGATAGCTTCGAACTTAGGTGTTTTATTACCTGTGTTAACTTCATGAGTTAGTAGGTTATAAAGACCAGGATGTTTATCCTCTGTCATAGTGTCCATAACAACTTTGATATATTGTTTCTGAGCACCAACTAGCGCACCTGCTAGAATACCTAGAAGTGCAGAAGCACCATCAGCTACATAACTTCTGATGTTAGTGATAACGATGTGTGGAGCGATCTCCCACTCTGGAAGCTGTTGGCCACGAGCATCGATTCTTGGGCCTCTGAAGATCGGATAACCAGTTATATAACCAGAAGTTTGAACTAGTTTCTTATCTAGAGATATTCTGTTAACAGAACGAATTTGGTTATTCTTGTTGTTATCTTTTAGCTCGATAGTAGCTGTGAAATCTGCTTTGATTGGATTATCATAGCGATCTTTAATATAACCCTCTTTATGAGTCTCGATAGAGTACTTGAAAGAGCTATTGCCGATGAAAGATTTCAAAGCTGGGATTGAAAGACCTTTTTGGTTAACTGTGTTAACATCAGTAGCGATAGCATTAGCAGATGTTAGAGCAACTTGCTCGATAACTTTTAGTGGGTCGAGATGATATGGGAATACGATACCATCTAGAGCTATTGGAGTATAACTTTCTAGAGACTCTTTAACTTCTCTTTCGATTCTATCACGAGCTATAGAGTGTAGAACTGTATCGATAGCATCTGCATAAGTATAAAGCTCTTCTGCTCCAAAACCTTTATCAGATTTAGCTATCTCAGCTGTTCTTAGTGTCTCTTTAGCTGTTAGAGATTTTCTACCAGTACCTGCTAGTAGGTTGATAGTATATCTAAATTTGCTATTCTCTTTATCAAGATTATAGAATACTAGAGAACTATAAGCTAGTTCAGTATTAACATCTTTATCAAGAACTAGAACTTTAACTTCGCTTCTACCGATAGCTTTAAGGCAAGCTTCTGCTTTCTCTTTAAGCTCAGCTAGGTTAGTAGCAATACCGCCTTGTTGTGCTAGGTTAGTAATACCTAGACCGCCTAAGATGCCGTTAGTGTAAGTTGGTTTAGAAGCTGCTTCAGAAGCATTTCCGTTATTAACCAAATTATCTACGTTGAACTCACGACTATTTCTTACCATTGGTAAACTCCTTGTGTTAAATCTTTAATTAAAAATTTGTGTTAGAACCATATATAAGTTTCAGATAGAAATCACATACTATAATAATAAGTTAACATTATAATGTAATGTCTAGTATCCGCCAATACTAGCTATACAATATCTTGTTAAAATAAATATTATAAGTAAGTAAGATCATCTTACATTCATACACGCTCTATATAAATAATATATAACCAAAAATAAATAGGATATATATTATCAGCCTATGATACTAGTTTTTCATCATCTACTTACTTAGGGGTTTCCTAAGTAAGTAGACATAAATTTTGTATCATATATAAGAAAGTATATTTAAAAAACTTAAAAACTGTATTGTTCGCTGATTTCAAGAGTAGATAGGGAGTTATAGATATGCTAGAGTTATTTAGTAGAAAGTTACCACCTATATTCCAAGGTATAACAGTTAATCAAGATTTAAAATTTATAAGAGAATATTATAATAGTGTAATAGATAAAGTAATGTCATTTAGGGAAGAACATATATGGTTCGTTAAAGGAGAACATATATTAAATAGGTTCCTTAAACAGTTCTTAAGACCAGAAGGATTTAACGACTTAGACTATTTTAAAATGGTAGATAAATACTCAGAGAGTATAACAAGAGAATTACAGTTTAGTAGTAAATACAATACAGGAGTATTCCATTTTAACAATATGTATAAAGGAAGTACTGAAGCTTACTATGTTAAGAAAGGACTAATAGATCTGTCTACAGTAAGTACTGAATGGAAAAACTTTAGACCATTGAAGGTTATTTATACCGATAATAAAAGTATTGATATAGATGTATCTGATATGATGTATAGTAAAGAAGTTCGTTTCATATTCGAGATAGATGTATTCCAGCTACTATTCCATTTTAAATACTGGGTAGAGCGTAGAAACTTTAACGATTTAGATAGTAGTACCGAAAGTTATTTAGGTTGTTTTCTATTACCTTCTATATTAGGAAGTTATTTAGATTATAGCTGTTGGAATATCTTTAGTAAACTAGTGACTGATAAGAGTTTTGAGCCTAACTTCTACAATAGGTTACCATTTAGCGTAACGGATTATAGCAAAAGATTGAGTAAAGGTTATTTAGAATACGTAGAGCGTTATAGAGGAACTAAAAATAGTTATGATAAGATACTAGAGAACGTTCCTATGGTAACTGGCGGTAACGCTGTAAGATTTTTACAACTAGGAGATGGTTTCTATACTAGACAAGTACTCTGGCTACCATTACTAAGCAGAATGGGCTGTTTTGTAACATTATTAGAACTAACTGGACATAATGGTATTATAGCTAATACTGATATAACAAGTAAAGTTAAACGTTATATAAGACAGTTATTGAACTATGAGAACTTATTACCTAGTAACACTCCTAAACATATAGAAAGAGAGTTCTACTATCTTATGTTTAGAATAGAGCATTTAGTAGATTAAAAAGTATGTATCAGAGTAGAGGAATATTCCTCTACTCTGATACTTCTTTATCCATTATTTCTTTATAAGCTTCAAGGTTAGCTACAGGATCTTCTAACAGGTCAAGAACTTCATCATCTGTAAGTTCGTCTGTTGAAATGGTTCCATTAGCTATTCCTTTATTCTCAACTACTTCTTGAAATGTTTCATCGTCTATAACTATAGAGGACTGAACATCATCTTGTATAATCTTTATTTCTTCTACTGCTTTATTTAACATAGCAGCCTCCTTAGTTTTGGTTTGGGTATTCTTTTAATTCTAGAAAATCTGCATTAGCAAACCTAGAATACATAGATTCGAAATGGCATACTAAAATAATTTGGTTAAAGTTGTGAGAAAGTACACGATCTATAACATCATAAGCGTTAACACGATGCTCAGGATCCATAGTTCTACCAAATTCATCTAGTATAAGAGGAAAACCTTGTAAGCCAAGATACTTAATAAAGATGATCTTGAAAGCTAGGTTAACTATCTCTTGCATAGAAGAAGATAGTTTAGAAATATCCTCTATAGTTTCATCATGGTTAACCTTAACTTTAAACTTATAGTTAAGGTCATTAGTTTCATCAACTTCACATGGAAGTAACTCCATGTTATAACTCCATACAGAGTTAATGATACTATTCATTTCAGATAGATAAGTATTAAGAAAACTATTGATAGATTTAGCTATCAAACCACCATCTGGAGATAAGACATCTAACATCTTAGTAAGAACATCTAGTTTAACTTTATTATCGTTAATAGTCTTCTGTAAAGATTCTATAATACCGTTATTAGTATCAGAATCTGAAATCTTCTTTTGTATAATAGATAGTTGTAATTTAAGGTTACCTATCTGGTTAAGAAGGATTTCATTACTTTTAGTTTCCATAAGGTATTTATACTCTTTAGCTTTATAGTCTTGAAACTCTGTTATCTCTTTAACAACCGATTTAACCATGTTTTCTGTTGTTATATACAGCTTAATATTTTCTATAGATTTAAGAGTTTTAGATTTACGTACAAGTAGTTCTTCTATCTCTTTTTCTAAAGAGGATATAGAGTTAATACCTAGTTCTTGTGCTAGCTTAGTAGCTTCTTCTTGTATCTTAAGTTTATCTTCTAAAGACTTAAGTTCTTGTTTCTTCTTTTCATAGTCTTTAAACATTTCAACAGTTACCCTAGCTTTATTAAGAAGCGTTAAGATACCTTCAGATTGAATATCTAAAAGATCCTTTAGAAAAGGTTTCAGTATAGGTTCTGAAAGAAGCTGATTAAGCTTATCTAAATATTCTAACTTAGTAGTTATACGTTTATTAAGTTCTGTTAACTCTTTAAGAATAGTATAACGTTCTTTAAGCTCTTTCTCTATAGGAGCTACTTTATTCTTAAGTAAGTTAACTTGGTGTAAAGAGCTATGATGAAACTTATGATTACAGTTAGGACATGAAACGTCAATCTCTTTACTATTAGCCTCTAACTCCTTAATAGAGTTATTAAGACCTACATAGGTACCTTTAAGGTTATTGAAAACTGTTTTAAGTTCTTCAAACTTAGTTTGGTTTTCTAATAGTTCTTTTCTAGAACCAATATCTTTAAACTCTGGATTAAGAATAACGTCTAAGAGAGTTTTAGCGGATTCAGTTACTGAAATCAGTTTATTAGACACTAACTCTGAAGTACCTTCTATAAGATCTTTAGGAAGGATATTAGCAAGTGTTTCTAAAGTCTTCTTATAGTTACCTATAACCCCTTTAAGCTCTATTAGATTATCTTTAGAATTAAGTATCTCTAAGGTTTTGATAGCTTTAGACTTCTTATCAAGTTCTTTAGAGATATTATCTAAATCAGATTCTAATTTACCTAATTTAACTTTCGCTATTTCAGTCGTTATATCTTCTAGTTTAGAAGTTTCATAAACAAGAGATTGGTATTTAGAATAGCGATTAAATATATCTTCTATTGCAGAGTTATCCTTAAACCTATTACCAGGATCCTGAGTAGTAACTAATGATTGTGACATTTTAAGTATGGTCTTATCTAAGTTTTCTACTTGTGTTCTAAGTAACTTGATCTCTTCTTTATCTATAACAGAACCTGTTTTCTTTATAAGATCTTCTTGTAAGATCTTTATAGAGCCTAATATATCTCTAGCCCTTGTTTTAAGGTTATTCCAAACCTTAATAGAAAATGTGTAATCTATAGGCGATAACATAGTGAACCAATGTTTCCTAATACTAGGAGACATAGTAGTAAGATTATCGATCCCTAATAAGATATTAAACATAGGTAATGTTAATTTAAAATGTTCTTCTACTAGCTGTTTTTGAACAACACCTGTACCGCCAGGGTTAAGTTCATTACCGTTAAGAAGGAAGCTGTGCTTCCCTTTAGCTACATAACCAGAAGAGATAATATATTCATTATCTCCTACTTGGTATTCAATCAGTTTATAACCATCTTCTCTATAGTCTTTTTTAAGATCAGCTGGTAATGGATTAAGCTGGGATAAAAGACTAGATTTACCCATTCCATTTGCCCATGCTATGATGGTTATATTACTATCTGGAGTATATACGAAATGTTCTACACCTGATAGAAAGAAACGTTTGAACTTATGAAGAACTAGCTTCTTAAGTACCATATACACTCCTTAGTATTTTATTTTAAGGGAAGTAAGTTAATACTTTATAATGTGTATCAAGCTTATATCTACCCTCTTTTAACTCTTTTGATCCCATAAAAGAAAAAGTAAGATGATCAAGCTCTTTTAGCTTATTACCAACTGGTGCTCCTAATATATCGCCTTGATATGTATTAGTATCTGGGTTATAAGATAATGTTAAATAACCATACTCTCTATTAGCCCCATTTTGGAACCTATAAGAACAAGTGACATAACACTTCTTAAATTGACTAATAATATTAGACGGAATATCTATAGTAAGAACATCTTGTTTATGCGGATACTTAGAATACTGATTCTCTAGGTTTTGTAATAACTTAATATTACTAACATCTATTAGGTCCGATCCTATATCCTGCTTAAGTAAAAACTCGTTGGTAATGTCTATAGAACACATAAGAAATCTCCTTATACATAATGATATTCACTCATGATTAGATATTAATAATATAGAGAAGAGAGAACAACTAAGTTCTCTCTTCTCTACTTATGTTATTTAACGATGATCTGCTATAACCATACCAGTTAATATAGCTGTTGAAAGTGAACCATCATTAGCTTCTAGTTCATCTCTAGCATCTTTTGCTTCTCTTTCAGAGTCGTCTAATCGCTCTTGAAGATCTTCTATAGTTTCTTTTAATTTGTTTATGGTAGCTTGATATTGCCGGACTTGCTCATTATGATCTTCTCTTATTTTATTTAGTAACGCATTCTGTTCTTCCTGGTTATCTAACTCTATCCTATGTTTGTTAATATCTATAATAGAATTAGCAAAGTTTAATAACGTTATAAGTCTATCGGCATTTTTAGATTCTAAATGTGGGTAGTCTTCTAAAAATTTACTTATACGGTTACTAGCACTAATAGCATGTTTATAATTTACTTTATAAGCATTAAAAGTTTTAAAGTTAGGTATCTGACATAGATCGTCAATAAGCTTTGTAAATTCATCATTAGCTATTTTAATTAATCTTTCGTCCTCTCTTCGCTTTTCTTCTAATATTTCTAGTTCTGATAAAACTCTTTTTGCCTCATCTTTAAAATCAAAAAGATCTTTATAAGTCTTAATAGGTAAATCATCATATGATGTAATAGATAAAGCTGTTGCGCCCATAATCTTAGTAGAAGGATCATATGTATTTATCTTTTTTACTAACTGTAAAAGTTCATCCTGTTCGTATAAACATTCAAAGCAAGCATCTGCTATACTAGTCTCTATTAGACTAAGATCATTTCTTCTACCGGCTACAATAGCATCAGTAACCGATCTACGTGCTGCTTCAAGATTATCCATCGTCTTTTTATATTCTTCTTCTCTTTTTCGATTTTTATTAGCTTCAGTTGGAAGATTATCCGCGATAGTTTCAACAGCAGCCTTACCACCTTTATATATAGTTTTAACACCCCAACCTAAAACATCTAATGTTATATCAAATGCTGATTTATTATAAATACTCATTATGCATCCTTTAAATATTTTTTATATATGTACGCAGCTCCAAGACCTATACCAGCGGTGACAATAGTTGTGCCTATATCTCTTAGAACACCAGTCCAGAAAGCTACACTAGTTGGGTCTGTTCTTGACTTAGATTCACTTTCAATAGCTTCGTTATTTTTCTTTATATAGTCGATTCTATTCTCTAAATAAGCTTTTATCTTAGTTAGCCTATCTTGATCATCTAGAGTATTAAAAAGTTCTATCTCTTCTTTAGATAGAGTACTTTCATTTTTGTTATAGTTATTATTAACACCTGTAAACTTAGTAACAACATTAGCAATCTTCCCTATGTTCTCGATAATACTCGTTACGTCCTTTAAACTAATACTTGTATTTGCCATTTTGAACTCCTCAATTCTTATTCAGAAGAGATATGGTATATTTTAAATTAAAAAAAGAACAGAACTACTATAAAGTAGTTCTGCTACATTTTAGAAGAAATTTTTAGCGGGAGGTAAACATAAGAAAAAAATTCTTTCGGAGATCCGATTTGGCAAAACAGATGTTATGAAAAAACTTATATTTACCTCATGTTATTATTAGTAATCTAAATAAAAAAAAAATAAGGACAAGTACTGGTCATTACTTCCAGTACTTGCCTATAGTGTGTAATGAATATGGATCGTTCCCTGGGTACTTGAACCATATGTAAGACGGTATGCACAACCCGACGCAAGTGATTCGTATATATCACCGCAGTGCGTATACTTAATCTACTCTACGTCTGTCTATGTGCATAGACCCACCATTGTTACTCTCCAACAGCCCTATTCATGTCGGTACCTCGTGTACAGCTGTGATTAGGGATCACAGTGTACATGTTACGTAACACCCACATACATACCGCTTATCATATATAGATTATTGTTTCAATTTTAAAATATTACCAACTTTAGAACTATAATCGTTAGGATAATCTTTCTCCAAGATTCTTTCTATCTGATCACCAACCCAAGGATCTTTAAGATCTATTTTACCAGATCTTAGTATCTCTAGTACTCGTTTATGATAGATTAAACAAGCTAAGAGATTCCTAGTTGGATCTAGACCAGGTCCTTCAAACTCGCAATAGAGTTCTGGTATTTTAGGCATAACAGGAACTTTAACTTCTTGTACTTCTGTTCTAGTTATATACTTTACAACTGGTTCAGGTTGGTATTTAGTACAACCTGTTAAACAAAATATAGCAAAAGCAGCTATCAAAATACCTATTATGATTTTCATAGCAACAACACCTTTAGAATATTCATGTTTATAATCTAAAGGTGGTAATGGTCTATCTTCTTCTACAGGATAGCCATATTCAACAGTTTTTTTATAACTGGTTTTCTTATATGTTTTCATCATCATACCCTCTTACTAACAATGGTATACCTATCCATACTAGAACTTCAGTAAGGATAAATAAAGAAATAGCAAATACGTTAAGTATAATAGTTCCTAGATCAGGATTAGGAATATGGAAGAAATCTATAATAAGATTAACAACGATAGCTCCTAAAAAGATCATACTTAAATATCTTATTCCAAAGATAGTAAACACATCTAGAGGAGAATATTTACGTCTATTAAAGGTCTTCATATTTTAACCTTCCTATAGCTTTATTAGCTTCTTGATATTCTTCACACGTTACTTCATCTTTCTTCTTAGACTTAATAACTTCATTTACGTATTTAACAACAACTTCAGGTTTCTTATTTTTCCATTTTTCAACTTCATCAACTAGAGCTTGCTCATTAACCTTAAGACGATCTATAGCGTCATTGGTGTTATTGATAGCTGTCTTAAGATTATTCTTATCGAACTCTAGAGAAGCTATTTGAACTTCTGCTATAGTCTTATTATGCTCATAATCTTTAATAAGCAAACGCTGATACTCTACATATCCTTCTCTTTCCTTAATATCAGATTTAAGAGAATATACATAACCGAAATGGTACAGAACTAATAATAAAATAATAAAAGCCGGTAACCAAGTTTTGTAATTACTCATTAGGTATTTACCGATAGTAACCCACATATTGTACTCCTTTTGTTAATTTAATCACACATTAATCCCAAGTCTATACTTGTAGGAAGAATGATGTCGGTATATTTCCATCCGATTCAGTAGGACCATCGAAACTTTCTATGTCCTCTAGGTTATTGACCAATCTAGAATCTTTAGAGGTTTTATCTAAACTACCTAATAAGTTAAGATAATAGATAACATCTACATGAAGAACATGTAACTCTAAGGTTTTAATATTTAAAACAACTTGATGATTTGGTTTTCGAACGGTTATAGATAAAGGTTCGGTTTGTTCGCGAACTGTTTTAACAGTATGACCTTTAAAAGAAAGCTCTATCGTATCAACAGTATACGTAGTTGATTTACCAGTTGTTACACTATCAACCAGAATGATCTTAGTCCCTTTTTGGCCTACATTACCATTATCGTTATAACCAAAAGTAGCTGTAATGCCTTCTGTTAATACTTTAAAGGTTTTTTCGTTATAGCCTTTATTGTAAAACTTAATAGCATCTTTAAATTGCTGTTTGGTTGCCATAAGGTTTCTCCTTTTTCAATTTGTTATACTATATATAGTATAT